TGAAACTTCGCTGTAGGTGATTGATTTAAAATACATAAATGCCACGCCACTCTCTTTGTACTATTTTCTGTACTCAATCACATACTATTGGTGTGTCATCTAAACCAATAGCCCGCCAAAGCAAGCCCAGCTTAAAGTTGCTCCACAAGCATTCGAAGCTCCGAACACAGTCGTCCCAACCTCAATCGATCAAACCTACGCATATCGATCTCCATCAGGACCAGTTCCAGTTCTTCAAGGACTTCCTGAAATCCTCGCTCAATACCCTCAATGCCAGAGGTGTCCCAGTTATTCTGAATCTGCTGCATTGTCGTATCCCTCACTTCTTCTCACCAACCTCCCGGCTGTTGATACTGTATATAAATACAGGCGCAGACAAAAACTATCACTTATGGACTACTTTGGGTATCAAAAAAGGGGCCGAAGCCCCTTAGATGTGATGTCACTCAAATCTGCATCATTCGCAAGATCTGCTCTGTCAGCTCTTTCCGGTTCTCTTTCGTTAGATCTATTGTCTCCAACAAATCCAGCAATACCCTTAACCCCTCTTGGAATTGTCCAATGCTCTCCACATTCATTGCCGCTCCCCCCTGCTGAGCTGCTGAGCTAACTTGGTCAATCCCTTTGGCGTGATTCGTACCTGCTCACACAATCGCTCACTGCCATCCGCCAGAGAAACAGCTGTCACCTTGTGCTCGACCAATCCCTGTTGCACCTTATCCTGGTAACCAAGCCAATGGCGCCCTCCAGTACGCTTATAGATCCAACGCTGGCTGCACAGGTGCTGGTTAAACTTTCTAGGTGGCTGCTGCAGGGCCTTGGCCGCTTCGGTCAGGTTCAGCGAACCTTCTGCGATCGCAATCCGCTCAAGCGCCTCTACTTGCGGCTTCATACCTTCAACTTGCTCTTCCAGCACCAGAACCTTTTCGGTGTAGGTCAACAACAAGCTACGCATCGAAGCAGGATCATTTAACAGGGCCATGGGATCAGGTTGCGCCAACCGCTCTTCCAGTTCTTGCCAGCGATCCACGATCCGGGCGGTGAACTCGGGGCACAGTTGCGCCACCACAATCAACGAATCACGCTTGCCCTGCTTACCGGTGAAAATATGTGCGTTGGTCTTGTTCCGAGGGCCAAGTGATTGTTTATTTTCAATTTCCACCATTGGTGGAGATTGAATTATTCCTCGTTCAGTCAGCCGTTCAATGGTTCGCTTAACGCTATCATGACGACTTCCGACCAGCTCCGCGATCTCCAGGCTGGTCATGGTGGCATCGCCACCATTAAGCGGCCCGGTCAAAACTTTGGTTTGCTGATACTGTTGTTGTATAGTCATAAAGTAACTCCATTCATTTGCGTGGTGGGTTTACATCCCTCGGCCTTGGCGGCTGCAACCGCTGGGGCCGAATTCTTTCTACTAGAACTTGAATTCATTCAGGTTTACCTCTCCCCGCTTTACCAGCGCATCCAGTACTGCTAACCGGTACATCACCTCTGCGGCCAACGTCCTGAAATGCTGGCCCGCATTCTTGCTATACTCCGCGATCATTGCTGGTGTCATTCGTATCTGAACCGGCTTTTTCTTCTCACTTTCCATTATCTTCCTCTGCTTGTTTGTGATGTCTGAGCAAATCATATGATCAACAAACAAACCATGCAAGTCACTTGATGTGCAAGACACCTCATTATTCGCTTTGACTCGTATCGCGCGCACGATAGATACTTGCATCATTGAAAAATGCCAATGACTATCCCAGTCGGCACATTAGGACCAGTTATGGCTATCGAAAAAAAATCCAAAAAGAATACTACCAGCGTCAACATGACATTGAGGCTAGACCCCCGCTCCAAGTATCTTATCGATCTGCTCACGAGGCAGCAGAAGCGTACCATCACCGGGGTAATAGAGTGGGCAGTAGAGCGTGCCGGAGCTGAAACTACCTTCGATAACGATCGTGGCATCAGCTTCTTAGAGGTGATCGACTCGCTATGGTCAACCGATGAGTCTGTTCGCCTAGCCAATCTGGCGCTAGCGCGCCCCGACCTTCTGGATTACGACGAGCTCCGAATCTGGGAAACCATCAAGGCATCCCCAGATCTTTGGAACACCAGCGGTCAATTGCTGTACTCAACTTTGCAGGAAGAGTGGGATAGCCTCTTAGAGCACGTCGAGCAGCATCGACTAAGCAGGGCTGTGAAACCATATTTCATTTTATAAAACTGTAAGCACTGGCAATTTGATTAGAATGAGACCGCGCGAATCGCCTCAATATTCTGACTCTCCAAACGGGGCATGATGTAGTGCTAACAGACTCCAACATCCCACCGAAGTGGAAACCTTACTATGTCGAGAAAATACACGAGGTGTTGGATTTAATAAGATATCAAAAAGGACGCAATAAATGATTGACGTTAGAAAGGAATACCTTCTTTTAGCTGTAACCTTTTCGGTTATTGTTGCCTCCATATCTTTCTCATACAAATCCCTAATAGGCTACTCATCATCTAGCGAATGCATTGTTGGCAGTATGAGTAACGTGTCAAGCGACAGGGCAGCTTCTTTTATAAGGCAAGCATGTTTTGATATGTTTGGTGGCGAGATAAAAGTTCCATCAAAAAAACTGTCTATAGACAAAGTAAACCTCTTGGATGGTAAGGCATACCTTAGTGATGTTTACCCTTACACCTTTAATATTACAGCTTACAATGGCAATGATGACATAACCATTAGTGGTATTTATGTAAATATTTACTATTCTGACAAGGCAGGAAATAAAACCATCAAGCGCTATTACAAAAAAGTAGAGATAACTCCACTTTCAATATCAAAGGTATACATTGACGTTGAAAAGCCAGAGGGGGACTACACATGGGAAATTAGTGGTGCTGATGGATATTTAACTGCAAAATAAACATATTAACTATCAGCATATTGGGCCGATAAAGACAACAGCAAATCCAACCAGGACAAAGAAGAAGCTGAATGCCATAAAGTCATCCAGATCGCTACGGTTGGATTTGCTGAAACACCAACACCCAGCGGCAAAGGGTACCAACGCCAGGGTGAGGCTAAAGCTGAACACCTTGAGCGCTAGCACCATGCACCCTATCGCAAGCAGTAACCACATAGGCTATCGCCCCTTTAGTAAGCCCACCTCAGTCTACCTTTGACAGAAGTGGCTTTCGAGGGCAGCCATTGAGTTCGAAGTGTGTCATTGCTTCTTTGCGCGCTATCTCAATCCATTTGAGGTCCCTACATATATTTGCGTATCGTTTATTGATTGGGCAAAACACCTCTTTAAAACCAAAAACTAGCGCTAATACAACTGGTAATACTTCCACAATCACTCTCAAAACAAATACCATTATTTCCTTTACTGCATCTAAGCCAAGAGCGAAGGCAATCACGACACCAAACACCGCAAGAAATAATTTTGTAAGCAGTCCCTCAACAGCAGGCTTGGGTGTGAACCTACTTTCTCCCCATTCCAACAGCGCACCTATATTTGAAGCTTTTAGCATTTCATTGCTTTCGAATTTACACCTAAACATTTCATGTTTTGCATATAATTCAGCATCTCTTAGTGATAGTTTATGTTTTCCAAATCTAATTATGCCAATTCGATACCTAACACGTGCATTTAGCATGAATGAGGATAATGATGAAACAACCACATATATATAGCTATATATCAACCCTATTAACCCTGAACCTTGTGGCAATACAAAAAGTAGTGAGACTAATAAAGTAACAAAAACAATAAGCGTCACAATTAGCTCATACTTCCTCCCATTATCTTTAAAAAAATGGTAGGTCGTACACTGGCTCTTTATCTCAAATAGTTCCTTCCAGCAATTAATGATATCCATTCAAAAACTTCTCCAACGATCTGGGATACCTAGATTGCCAGCGGTTGCCAATTGAGTTCAACTGATATTGTTGATTTTTGCTGTTACAACGCTACCAGTTCTTCTGGTTGTATCTAACCGCCTGGTACACCAGGTCATTGCGGCGGGCCAACATCTCGTCAATGCGCCGGCGCTTCTCTTCTGCATTCATGGTGCGGTCGCGCTGGATCAGCTCGATTTTGTTGCGCACCACACGTACCTGCTGCTGGGTACGACTCAGGTTGCGACGTGACTTCAAGATCCCGCCTTGCTCATCCAGTAGCTCGTTGGCTTTTTCGGTCAGCCCCTCGCTACGGTACTGGTCAACGGTGCGTTTGAGCTGGTTCACCTCGTTGAGCATCCGGTAAAACTCTTCCATGTGCTGGGTGGACTTGGCCGGACCGGTGCCGCGGTATACGGCTTTCACCAGGGGGATTTCGTCTGCCCGCCAGCTTGCCGACTCACCGGGTCTGGCTGCCCGGATCAGACCATCAGCAACGGCCATCACATAACTACCCATGGTGCCGGTATAGCCAATCACCAAATGCTCAAGCTGTTTGGGTGAGAAACCAGACAGCTCGCCAAGCTCGCGCATCAGCAAGCTGGTTTGCTCGTTGTAACGGGCCTCGGCCTTGACGGCCAGATCCTGTGGGCTGTCGATTGGGCCGCCACGGAAGGTGTCATAGTTGAAAGCCGCCTCTACCATTGGCTTGACGATCTGCGGCGTTGGGTTAAGGGCAAAGGTATCGCCGATCGCCCGCGCAACCGCCTTGCCGAACTGTGCGCCGGTATCCTTGTCTCCCATGGCGCGCACCATGCGCTCCGGAATGGTGCCGAACAGCACGCCAATCTCGAACGGTTTGGGGATCCGCCAATGATGCTCACCAAGCCAAAAGTGCCAGTTGGCGTCCTTGTCCCAGTCCGGCAGCTCTTCATAGCGCTCATCGTCCCAGTTATGGGCTAGTAGGGCCAGACTTGCAGCCGTGATCATGCCTGCACGCTTGGCGATGGCTCTCGGGTTGTCTCGCAGCTCGCGGGTCAGCTTACCAAGTCCCTGCACCCTGGCGTTGAAGAACGGCAGCACCTGCACCATGACCTGCATGGTGCGTGAGGCGCCAAGCATGGAGAAGTCCATCAAGTCCTTCGCCTCGAATGCCGCCTGGGCGTGACTCTTACCCGACTTGATGGCGGCGTCATAGACCGCCTCACGGTTACCATTCTCAAATGCTTCGCCAAAGCGACTGTATTTCTCCCACACGTCAGCTACAACGCCTTTGGCGTGTGCCGCATTGCGGATGATGGATTTCTCATATTTCGCGATTTGTTCCGGCGTCATCCCCTTGCGGCGCAGTGACTTGCGCACAGTGTCGGCCATGGCTGTCGGGTCGTTGCCATTGACATACCCACCAAGGAAGCTCGCGCCACTGAACATCACATCGATGGTGCTCCCCTCCATGGCCAGCGTCTTTTTCACCCCTTTGATGGAGTCGATCACCGGCTTGAAACCATCCTTGCTGATCGCCCAGCTCGAGAGCGAATCACGCAGGAAGTTACGCAGCATAAATTCCGGTGAAGCGGTCACCCCAGCCGTCAGCAGCCGCTTGGCTTTGGATGCCATATTGACCATTGAACCGAATGGCTGGCGGTCAAAGAAAGTCATGGCCCGGTAAAGGTCGGGATCCTCCACTCGGATCATGTAGTCCTCACCTTCCAGCTTGACAGTGATCAGGTCCTTGCCGTTCTTGAGTGCCCTCCAGTCCATCATGTTTGGCTTGGCGACCACCTCAATGATGCCTGTGTCGGCCAGGTTCCAGACGGTCTTCTGGGCTGCCATGTTCTTCATGGAGGCGTCGATCAGCTTGGAAGTGGAGGTGAAGATGTTTTCGAGCAAATCGGCGGTGTTGGCCTCGCCCCCCTTGAGCTTCTTGATGCCGGCATTTTGGTTGGCAATCCCCTTCGGCTTGAAGGGGGCGATCACGTCACCATCATCGGATTCACGAAAGAACGGGATGTACCACTCGCTCTCAAACTCGGCCCGCGCCTCCTTGGTGAACAGGCCTGCCTCCTGCGCCAGATCCAGCGTAGCGGCGTTAAGTCGATTCCAGCGGGCTTTGGCCTCCATGAACTTGGCCTCCTTGCCCTTGCCAAGCCCTTTCAGCGCAGCGATGTCTTGCTCACTCAACAGGTTCTCACGCCCCTGCTCCATCAGCAGCTCAGCCCGGTGACCAGCCATCCAGCCCAACCAGTTGTGCAGGTCGGCCCCCAGATCGGAGAAAATGCCCAGCAGCGCGTCCTTTTCGCCAGTCCCCGCCTTGCGCTGGATCACTCCATCTTTCCACTCTGGCAGACCGTAGAGCATGGTCGCTTGCATGGTGGAGGCAACTCCCGTCGCCATCCGTGCCGCCACATAGCCAGAGTCGGCAGCATCAGTAATACCGGCAGCCTCCTCTGCGTACTTGATGGGGGCCAGTGCATCGAGCACTTCGGTGTTGGCCTTTTTGATAAAGCGGTCCACCCATAACTCCACCACGCTGCGATCTACTTTGCGCAACTTGTCCAAGTTGGTTTTGGTCTTGTCGATGATGTCTGGTTTGGGGCCAAGATTGAGTTTTTCCATGGCCTTGTCTGCGGTGGTGGCCACCTGGCTCATCTTGACACCGCCTTTGTTGGTCGGCGCCTGAACATTCTCCTGGCTGAACTTCTTGCCCGCATCAGGGCTAATATCATCTGGACTAGCGCGCTGCAGCTTCTTACCCAGCCCCTCGATCAGTGAGCGCACCTCTGCACTAGTGATCCGGCCACTAGGTAAGAAACCCACCCGACGCAAGGCTCCTAGCACCCAATCTAACAGCTTGTCCCAACCACGACGCCAGGCACTCGGCTCCATCTCGGCTAGGTGCGCGATAACCTCCTCTGCTTGGACACCCAACGTTTCATCGTTGTAGTTGGCTTTTTTGACCCATTCCCACACAGGCTTCATAGATGGTTCGCCACGAGAGGCGATAACCCGCGAAATCAGTGTCGAGTACTCACGACTGCCTAGCACGTTGGCCAACCCATAGTGGGCCAACAACTCATGTCGTAAGACCTCACGTAGATGACCAGGGGCACTGAGGGTATCCGCTGCAATATGTAAACCTGATTCATCACGATTAAAAGCTGCACGACGGATAAGTCCTTCAGTCGGCTCGAGTCCCAAAAATCGCTCCATCTCGGCTTGGGTAGCATGGATCTGAATATTCACTCCTGCAGCGCCGCGATAACGCTTCAACCATGTTTTGGTGATCAGCTCCGCTTCCTTTTGGGTCAGGCACTTGGCTGGTGCAGGGCCTCGGGTCTGAGCTTGCTTCGAGAAGACGGTGGCTTTTTCACCGTTCTTGAATCCACGCTTGAATTCATCCAACGGCGCTACCTTGATATCCCCGCTCTCTTTCTGCTTCTCCGTACTCACCTCTCTCCGGGTAGTTGCTATTTCAGCCCCAGAATCAACAACCCCGGCATCAATGGCCGGGGCTGTCAGTGTCATGTCATTTTTCTGAGGTTCATCTGGTATAGGTAAATCTGTCGGATTTCTAAATCCAGCTCGGTCAGTACGTCCGGTCGAAGTTGGTTCAGTGCCCACTTCCGTTGGTTGGCTTGATCCAGGATGATCGCTTTGTCGGGCACCGCTGATTGCAGGTATCTGGGTAGACTGGTCATGAGATACCTCGGGTTGTTCGTTGGAAGGAGTTATATCGCGGTAGCCAGTATCTACAGCGGGCACAAGTGGCTGCTGGCTGGCATCTCCCTGAACCAGTGCCGTATCAGCATCACCGTCGAGGCCTTGAGCTGTAAGATCTGACAGTTGACCCAGCTCAGCAGTATTGTTCTCGTCTAGCTGCAATTCAGCGCCACTCTGATGAGCTGGGGCATCTACAGGAATGGGGGGCATGGCTCGCACCTGTTCAACTTCGGTAATTGCGGCGACACCGAACCCGCCACCATTAAGCGGGACCGGTGTCTCAACCCCCTTATGACTGGCTAACTGGGCTTCCTTCTCGCTGGCGAAGGGCTTGCCTCGCCGAGTAACGCGAAGTGAGTTGAGCGGACCGATGGTCGCTTCCGTGGGTGATCGGGAAGCCTGAGCCTCTGCATCCTCCATCGACTCAGGGTCCATAACATCTTCCACCTGCTTGCTGTCGGCTTGCTCCAACAACTCAGCCACCGTCGGTGCTGGAGCCTTAGCGAGCGCATCTTGCACTTCGCTATTCTCAGCCATCCCTTTGAAGCGGTCCGCCGTATCGTCCTGGCGCAGATAGGCCGGCACATCGCGCAGCTCGTCATACTGGCTGGTACTTGGGCCAAGCGGGGATTGGTCTGTCGCTGTGGGTACTTCTGGCTCGGAAGTAACCTGCGGCTCAACTTGCTCATCAGGCACGGGCTCCGGTGCAGTAGGTTCAGCATCTCGAGCCGGGTGGTCTTCGGCCTCCACTTCGCCACGCTCGCCGCGCAACCCACCGACACCACCCGTGGCGCCACCAACCCCCATGCCGATAAGGCCTCCCTCAATGGCAGAGGAAACAACCCCTTTCATGGGGTCGATGTTGGCTCCTGCGACTTCATTGAGTACTTCGTTCACGCTGTACTGTTGGGTCCCCTCTTCGAACGCTTCACTGCTCCCCTCGCCTGCAGCCCCTTTTCCCATCCCCTTGAGAATACCGCCACCGGCGCCTTTACCGGCCAGCATCTTGAACAGCATGGTGTCGCCCATTAAAGTGCCCACGGCAGCCGCTCCCCAAGTCTTGGCATCCCCCATGGTAGCCTGGCTCGCAACATTGGCGGTTTCTTCACGTGCTAGCTGCAGCTTCTCGCTATCAGAGAGATGTGCGGTCTGCTGACCGGCATCGATGCGTAAGAAGGTATCCCGGAAGGTCGTACTGTTTCGCAACTCATCGAAGCTCATTCCCAGCACAGCATCCTTGGCATTCACGCCCGCGGCGCCAACCGAACCGGTGACCCCTGTCGCCGTCGCTGCGCCAGTGGCTAACCGAGACACCGTCTTGGCCGCAACCGCTTCCGCCACCTCTTGCGCGGCCCCTCGCTTGATCATTGTGGTGGTCACCATCCGGCCGATCGTCGCCTTGGCAGCCAGCCCGGTGATCCCGCCACTCGCCAGCGTGGGGAGAAGCGACCCCACACCTTGCGCCATTTTCATTGCCCAGACATCAATATCCCCTGCCCCGTCCCCGAGCCTGGTACCGCCTGTCGGTGACTCGCTGACAAGGCTACGAGTCATCGCCTCCCGCGCATCGGCACTCATCCCCTCCTTGAAGCTATCCACTCCAGACTGTGCCAACTCCCCAGCACCGGCCACCACATCCAGCGCCGGCGCCAACTTCTTGGCCAGGTTTGCACGGGCATTCTCCAGGTAGTCCCCCTGGTCCTTGCCGCCATTTTGCCGGCCATAGTTGCCAGCCTGGCGCGCCAGCTCACCGATACCTCCCACAAGCTCAAGGCCGCCAACACCGACAGCACGCGCAATGTCACTGAGGCCAACATCCAGACTGCGCGGCGCCTGCGCGGGCATAGTCAAGCCGGCATCCAGGCTGCTCCAGAACTCATCCATACGGGTATAACTTTGCTGCGCCGTCGGCAGCGTAGTTGCGGTCTTATCCATGGCGTCCTCAAGAATGGAAAAAGAAAAGCCCCGACCGGCGAACCAGTCAGGGCTTGGAGATGGCGGTCAGGGCAAAAGGCACACTGACAGATGATGGAAAGATGCTAACGTTGGTCAGGATTATTTTCAACCGGTAGCGGTAGAGACCGTCATAATTCCCAGAATATTGGCTGCAATGTTGAATACCAAAAAAAACGAGCCACTTATCGGGCTCGCTTTATGATGCCAACTTACACTAATGCGTGTTGCAGCTCATCTTTCTTTTCATTTTTCGATTTCGAAGTGGCAGCCAATATTTCTACTGTGCAATGATTGCCATCAACAAAGCTATTCGCATACAGTGCTGTTGACAACGGGTCTGCCTTGCTGCGGCTAATGGCTTTAGTTGTATCCGTGCCAGAATAAATAACATGCAGCTCATTACCAACAAGCTCCCACGCACAAATACTGGAGCTCTCAACACTAATCCACGGCTTGGTAACCTTGATCACAGATGATGTCGGAGAGAAGTCTAAATAGCTATCCTGAGTGCCCGCCACCTTGTAATAGAACTGTGTTTTACTGTCCTTGTATTTCACCTGTTCGAACTCAACAGCTTCAGCCTCAGTTCCATTTCCATAAAAGGAATCGTGTCCTTTGATCATTTTCACATAACCGAAATCTTGACCTTGGAACTTCAGCTTAAGGATTTTGTTGCCCATTTTAGGATCACCTTATATGCATATTTTGATTTTATGAAAAAAATGATGAAAGCAATTTATCTTTGCGCAGTTTTTATAAAAATTGCCTAGTCATAATCATTGCGCACATACACGCTATGTCGTGCCCTTATAAATATCTAGTGACACATATGACACTAGCAAACAGTGTGTAAGCCTGCTACCAACAACCATCTTTTACATTTATATTAAAATCATCTAGTTAATGGTGACTCATCTGATTTTTCGTGGCCTTCTCAACGTCTTAAAAATTGGCTATCCCAGCAAATACGTTTCTGACGCAGTGATAAAAGAAGGGTAACTACTGGCGAGCCTGTGCCGAACTCATTGCCTGATAGGCAGCTAGGCCATCGGGGGTTTTGGTGAGATTAGGTGCTGTCTTGAAGTGGTCAACGAGCGCATTGAGCGCAGCCTTCTCGGCAGCCCTGGGATCCTGCTGGGGTACCGTGACTGGAGTCGGTCCCTCTCGCAAGGCATTGGCCGTCAGCCCGTCCTGTCGCAGTTGAACCCAACGGCTGTAAACCTGGTCTAGTAGAGCAGGATCCACGTTCTCAGCAATCGTCTTTCCTTTCGCACCAGCCTCCCGCACAAACTCGCGGCGAAGGACATCATTGCCAACCCATTGCGTTAATCCAGAGAGAGATGACTCAGCCCCAACATTGACCGCCGGCGCCTCTAGGCCGAACACATCACGCAACCCCAACGCCTGTTTCTGAGCTGCATCTCGCTCTGCTGCGATTGCACTCTCCTTCTCTTCCTGATTCAACATGCTGTCACGGCGGATCTGGCCAATCGCCTTCTCGGTGTCTGCCTGCAGTTTTACAACGGCCTGACGATAACCCTTCACATCCGCCCCGGGCGTCAACCCCAGGCTAGTCCGGATGTTGTTGGCATTGGCCACCATTTCACGGGAGAGTGCCGCACGCTTGTAGCCAGTACCGATGAAATCAGCAATGGGGATAACCTTGGGCTCATCATCTCCCTTAGCTGTGCGGTTGTTAGTCACCGGACGCAAGGCGGTTGAGCCATCGTCATAGGTAACCTTCACCCCCAGCACCACCCCGGTCCCGTCCTGGGTCACCATAATGCTGGCCAGCTCCTTATTCTTGATGCTTTTGCCGGTGGCGGGATCCACATCGCCGATGCCAGTCTTGACCTCTTCCTGGTACAACGTCCCCGCAGCGTTGAGAAAATCAGCATTATTGATGCGGTTTACACCCTCCTCACTGTTCCAGTCCAACGTTCCTGCTTCGGCATCACGCATCAACCCCGTCGTGTAGTTCACAAAGGCCCTACCAGCGCTGGCATATTCACTGTTCATATAGCGCTCGGGATTGTACTGGCCTGCTCGTGGGTCACTCACTACCTGCCGAAATAGGTCACCCGGATCTTTTCCCTCTGCGATGCTTTGCCACCCCTGCTGGATCAGCGGCAAGTGCTCCTGCTGGTAAGCCTGTTTCTTCCTCTGCTCTTTGAGCCACTGATGTTCCTCTTCGGCTCGGTAATCAGCACGCGCGGCCCGGGCATTGGCAGCCTTGGTGCTAGCAATGGAAGCTCGTATTTGCTCCTCATACAGACCATCGCGCCGCGCCTGACGTTCATCATGTTTGCTGTCTCGTTCGCGGGCATACGCGGTTTCATCGAGATACCGCTCATCGTCCTTTCGCTGACGTTCCAGATTGTTCTGCCACATCGCGTCCCGCAACCCTTGCGCTTTCTCCGCTCGCTCGTCGGCTTTTTGCCCCCGTTGATAGTTATTCATTGCATTAAAGCCGGCAAGAAAACCATCAGCCAACCCCATTACTGCCATCATCCCCCCTTAAAACAAGCTGGCCAACGCACCAATACCGGCACCAATGGCAGTGCCGATCCCAGGCATGACCATGGTTCCCACCGCAGCACCGGTGCCAATGTTGGTCATAGTCTGTACCTTGTGTTGCGACTTAAGGCTCTTGTTCATCGCCTCACGCTGTTCGTCCAGACTGGCTGATTCCTGCAGCCCCTGCAGTGCCTGGCGCCGTGTCTGGGCACTGATATCAATCAACCCATAACCCATTACGTACCTCTTCCAGTCTTAATAGCATCACGTAGCCCGGCATCTGCACCGGTCAAGATCCCCATCTGCCGCTCTTTTTCCTGCTCTCGTAGGCCGTTTTCAGTACCTGCCGTCATCAACGCCATACGCAGACCTTGGCTGTTGTCCTGTGGGTTCGTCGAAGTGGTTACCCCCATGCGGGCATTCCGATTGGCTGTTGCCTGCTGCGCGGTACGCAGCGCATTCACATTGTTCCCCTCAACCCTGCCCAACTGCTCACGTAGCAATTGGCCACTCGTCGCCAGCCCCATCAACTCTTTCTGCTTTGGGTAAAAACGGGTCAGCCAATCCTGATACTGCTCACGCGTGATCTTTGCAAAGGTGTCTGATGCCCACCCCATCGGTTACCCCCTTAATATCCCTTGCCCTGCAGCACGCTGGTGGTCGGGCTGATTTTCTTGCTAGCCGTTTTAGTCGCATCACTCATTCCATAAGCGGTAGCAGCGCCCCCCAAAGCACCAACCAGCCCCATCACAGCTTGCTTGTTATTGAACTTACTCTGGGCATCCACTGCTGCCTTATTGAGGCTGGTACTAGCCAGGCTGTTGTAGCCTGCTAACGCCTCGGCCTTCTGGCCCTGCCCCATGGAAACCACGTCTTTGAGCCCAGCGACATACCGATCTTGTTGGCTGGACTGCGCCCGACTCGTGGTATCGGTCTGGCTCAACGCCTGGTCTGCCTCAAGCTCTTTCATCGCCTCTTGATACTTGCCACTGCTTGGATCCACGCCGGCGGCGGCCATCCCATCTGCCAACCCTTGCCGCGCCTCGCCAAAGCTCTGAGCGGTACCCAGTGCGGCCGTACCGGCCAACTTGTCGAACTCCCCTTCACGATTGAGATCGTCCACCTTGTTCATGAAGAGGTCCTCATACGGCTTGAGCTCATTTTGGTAGAGCTGCCACTGCTGCATGGCAACCTCTGCCAACGCTTTCTGGGCCGCCGTTTCCTCTACTTTGCCCGAGCCCCCCTTCCCCATATTTCACCTCACAGGTCTATCTGAAATACCAACAAGCCGTCAGCGTCATCGGGCTGACGTTTCCACCCCATTTTAGGTGCCACTCGCAGCCACCCTTTGCGGGCAGAGTGAAAGCGCAACCAACGCGCACCTATCAGGCGCGCCAAGCGCTTCACCTCTGGTAGATGCCGCTCTGGTGCTCCACCTTCACCCCAACCAATCCACACCAACACACCGGCAACGCCCAGTTCGACTACCGGCTTTAGAACAAAGCCGTCCGAACCACGCACAAACAAAAACGCCACCCTGTTACGGATGGCATCTTGCAGTTCTGCTGGCAAGTTCGGGTTGCCTGCGTCAGCGGCAATTCTGGCAATAGCTACGCTGGCCGCACTGGCCATACAACCTCCGGAAATGCGGGTTGATTGGTGATATCTCTCAGCGCTTGTCGGTAGCAAAACCAGCCCGCCAATTGCTGATCTGTCATGCGTTCCCGATTGCTTGGCAGTTCCACCCAATCACTCTGACTGAGCAGCACATCCCTTTGAGCCCTTACCCTTGCAGATGAAACCTCGACATCTACAACCCACCCGTTAACTCCGGCCTGAATATAATGCTCACCTGGCGAGGCCCCTGCATCGCATACCACGCCAGCGTTATTCAGGTAGTGCCTTCCAATAGTGAAGTCACCAGGCACCATCACGCCAAACGTAATTTCAGGGGTGGCTCCTTCCGGGATATCTCCGACCGCCTTGAGTCGCCCATCCTTTAAGTCGAATACGCCGAACTTCATCGCTTAACCCCGATTACCATCATGGACACATGGCGTAAGTCATAGCTACCATCTGGCCAATTGTTGCCAGCCTTGACCTCTATGCTGTATGAGCCAGGCCCTACAGTGAAAGACGTGGTGAAAACACCTGACGAGCTACCGCCATTACCAACTGTAACAGCCTGATATTTAGAAAACACAAGTACCCCGCTCGAGTTGTACACTTCAAGATTCAAGCCAAGGTTTGTATAACCATTGCCCTGCGCCAGTCCGGTATAAACAACCATGCACTTGGCTGGCTCATTGAACATCACGTTATTTATTCTGCAACCAACCCCTGATGGCTGGGTGTTAGCTGGAACGTTAATGGCAACGGAAACCTCGTAAAATAACGGGACGGTAACGGCCTCCCCGCGAATATTGAGCGTATCAACGAACACACCTGATGCTTTCAGGCGGTTGGTGTAAATGGTGCCGTCAGCATAAATGACGGTGTTCCACCCTTTCCCCCATGCTTGATATGGCCCACCCAGCCCAAAGGCCGCGTTACCATCGGAAATAATTGCATTCCCCATATCGAGCACACCACCAGTAATCAGGGGCGCACTGATGCTGACACCGGCCTTGATGTAGTCGGCGGTGATCTTCTCGGAGTTCAGGATCTGGATCGTTGCCTTTCTGATTAGCGCCTCTTGAATGACCGCCTTACCCTGATCGATGGCAAACATTGGAGCGGTACTGCCATGTGGGTTGTTTGGGTCATAAACAAAAACTTGGCTGGCGGCGAGAAATACCTGGCTAGTGCCGTCTGATTTAGCCACCAAGCCGATGCCGGCCTTAATCTGACCCGCATTAGCTTTAACTGCCCACATGCTGCCAACGCCACTTTCCAGGCTGGCTGCGGTTTCCTTTACGCCCTCATAATCCTGCTTTAGCCACACGTCAAAATGACTAAGCTTTATTTGCCCGTCCAGCTCATCGATGATGTCCTGAATATCTTTGCTGGTTTCAGCATAAATCCCGGAAGCGCTTTGATATGGGCCTTCCTTGGCGTTCTTGTTGACAAACCTGACCCAGTAATACGCCTTGAACCCCTTGCCTACCGAATCGGAATAAACATTGGCCAGCGTGGTACCAACTCGCACGGCTGTTGAAACGTTGTTCTTGCTGGATCGCCATATCTCAGCAAAGGCGTGTCCCTTGTAAGACGGGGGATCCCATGTAAGCGTGACGGTATGAAAGGCGCCATCAGCGGTGACATTCACCGGGGCCGTAGGCGTCTGAACCCCAGACCATTCAGGGTCAGTGTTCTTTTCTGGTGGGAGCTCAGGAACAATCTCCCCCCTGCCGTTTCGACGAAGGTTAACAATGCCAATGGCAGCAGCCTCGCGCAGAGTCAGGGCCTTATCCATCCGATCGCCTTTCTGGCCAGTCAGGATCTGCATGTTTTCAATCAGCCCCTGCTGGGTGCTGCTGGCACGAAACGTGGCCTTACTCATTGCAACGACACCTCTGCCATGCTGCCGCCAAGAGTGATGCGCCCCACCACGCAGCGGCCTTCCACCTCAATCTGCCAGCGCTCACCACGCAGTGGTGGTAGACGAAATCCGGTTGATGGAACCTGCCCAATCGGCAGCCTGAACACCTCCTCACCATCCATCCTCAGCGCAATCCCTACCTGGGTGGTATCGTCAGCTGTCACCTTGGCGCAACTGATGCGTTGCCATCTTGGTAGGACAAACAGTTTTGACCGCCATTTCATCGTCAGCGCCTTGCTTCCCCCGCGCCACTTAAAGAGCGCAGTCCCTTTGGCGATCATCAGCGCATCCATCTGCATATCCGGAACGGCAGCATCCCATCGCCCTGACAGCCAACGAAAATCACCAGATTTGGGGTCAAATACAAAGCCGTGGCTATCAGTCAGCGCGACATACTTGCCTTCGCTGTACCAAGCCCTCATGGTCTCTGGCCGCAACGTCTGCCACTGTTCACGCGTGATCAGGCTTTCGGTAACCAGATGGCCACCATCTGCCCCCACGCCAACCAGACCATCCGGGGAGGCATATAGCACCAACCCATCGAGAGCCACCATGGAACGAGCGCTCACGCACGCCTGCTGCACTGACGAGAGCTTTTGCCCGGTAATGGATAAGGGGGACGCACCTTGAAACAGATAGGGATACCCATTGGTCCCCACCACCAGAGCGGTATCGATGGCAGCAATAGCCACAATGTCATGCTCTGTGGTCAACTTGTACTTTTCTGGCCACGCATAGGGCAGGTATGGCTCGGAGAACAGCACGGTATTGCCGACGAACCCTGCGCATATTCCGTTCGCCATCTGACAAATACCCCGCATCTGGTCTGGCGGCATGGAGTAACCATACGTCTCAAGCACTGGGCCGAGCTCACCATCCTTCTTGCTATCGCTATACACCGCAGTCGAAATCGGTAAGTCGGCAACCAACAGGTAATCGGCTAGCCCCGCCCCAGACACTGACCGGTAAAGACGTCGGCGTGTCACATTGCTGTTGTTGGTTGGTGGTGGCGAGAGGGACACCGATACTGTGGACCCCGGGATGGTAATGGTTGCTTTGGCACTGGCGGGACCAGGAGCCCCCTCCTCACCCAGACCAGTCACATAGGTTTCGACATAAAACCGGGTTTCGTCATCGGTAGGGTCGTCATCCTGGCCGCCAGAGGGCGGGGTGATTGACTGCACCCCTGGCGGGGTTGTCGGCGCGGGTACGCCAAGGCGGTACCAGGCAGTTGGCTTGTTGCTGCCGCCAGTGGCGATCGCGTCATATGTCAGCTTCGGATAAGCGCCATCCGTGAAATAGACTCGATTGTATTGATCTTGTGCAATTGGTGAGCGCATGACCTCAACCAACCCGTTCCAGGCAAACCAGAACTCGCCGTGGTAATGGAAGATGGTTTGGGGTGTAAAAGGGAATTGAACGCCTGCGTCGAGATCGTCGCACAGCGGGGTAATAATCCCACGCTCGAATGTGCAATCCTGCGCCAGCGCGGCAGCATCATCTGGCAATAGTTGTCCAGCCACGCGCGGTATCATGCCCCGCATGGTCACAATATCGATAAGTGGCATCAGACTCTCCACCCAACGGAAACAAAAAAGCCCCGCTCGTGAGAGCAGGGCTATGATGGAAATATCCTAACGCTGAGGCGCTACCAAGTAAATGCCAACACCTCTTCAGTGCTGGCAAGCGTTGCGACAACCAGCTCAGCGGCATTGCTGGCCTGCCGGATCTGTTCTCGCAGAGCAAGCACATCGGCAACAGTCTCAAATCCTGTCTGCCCAAGCTGCTCACGCTCCTGTGCTCGCTGTAACCGCCAGTCGAGCGCAGTGATGCGGCGCTCAGCCTCTGCTTTTATCTCAGCCACCTTTGATGCGATCGCCATATCCAAGCTGGGAACCACTGGCAAGAACACTCTGGTAGCGCCAGGGCCATCAATAACAAAAATATCGGCCATCACTTCACCCTCAGATAGAGATGTTGCTGATAGTCCGCAGCACCGATCACTTCGCCAGATCGATAAACATAGGCCACTGATGTATTGAAAACCGCCACGATGGATGCGGCAGAGGCGCAGGCATCTGAGAACACAGCCCCGTTGCCAAGTTGTGGAATGTCTTGTGGGTTTCTAACCCATTTATCTGCAGTGACAGACGACCACTGCGCAGCAGCGGTAGCCAGGTAGAATCGGTTCTTTGCGAAGCAGAGCTTCAAAGCTACTCCAGGGGAAGTGCTGGCTACCCACGACACGCCATCAATGGATACTGCGACTTCGGCTGCACCGCCACTAGCAGCCATGAACATGCCATTACCAAACGAGATAGTCGCGGTAGTCCATGACGCTGATGAAGAGATCGCAGACTGACTCCATGCAACCCCATCCTGACTGTACGCGATAGCTCTGGATGCACCTATGGCAACAAACACCCCATTACCAAATGCCACACCAAGGTAGCCGGTTTGCGGGAGCGTACTAGATATCCAATTCAAGCCATCCACAGAAGAAAATGCATAACTATAAGTCTTCGATATGACCACAAACTTGCCATTGCCAAAGGCAATGCCAACCTGATCTATAGTTCCAGGCAAGTTTCGACTAGACCACACCTTGCCATCTGTTGATCGGAAAATATTGGAATTGACACCTGTGCGGGTAGCCACAAAAACGCCATTGGCGAAGCAGATGCCTGTACATGCGGCGCCGATGCCGTAGGTCGCCCAGGTTTTTCCGTCATCTTCGGAGACTTTCACCTTAGCCGCATTGGAATAGACAATGACAAAAATGCCGTTGCCATACGCAATGCCGCTGGCAGCCCAGGCATCAGATACACCTACCTTAGCCCACACGGCACCAACCGCACTTTGAGGCGCATCTGACGGAAAATCAGGATACGATGACCGTGGCACCGCAACACCAGAGCGTAAGAATACACGCTCACCCACAGTTATCACTGGTTCCTCGGATGGCAAGTGAATCATCATTCCAACTTCCACCAAAGCCATATTTTTAGATTGGTCAGAGACGGCTTTACCAACCGCTTTTACTTCGGAAAGAATGACCGGCTCTAGTGCGCTCATACGCCCTCCTCTGTGGTGGTGTAGCCGGTCAGCATGCCAGCCTGATAGGTGTATGTTGTAGTTCTCACGAGCGTCCCAAGCGTTTCCACCGCTTTAGTCAGTAGACCTTCGGTGTAGCTGTAGGCCGTCACCCTGGCGCCGATAGGCAGTTGCTCGGTCATCTGGGTCAGCACCCCGTTCGTATAAACAAACGAAGCAGATCCTGCTGGCTGCAATGCCGCAACAGAGCCACTTGCTGCGGCCCCTATCTCCTCAGGGCTCGGCAACCAGGTATCCGGCCTGGCGCCAACTTGAGCAGCTGTAGGTATCCAATCAGCAGGGCGTGCCCCCACATCTGCAGCAGTTGGGATCCATGAATCAGGCCGGGCACCGATGCTGGCTGGCGTCACACCGCCTATCGCCTCGCTGATCGCTTGCGTAAGCTGACTGTTAGACGGCACATCGAGGTGAGTCCGCGCAGCCTCTTTGTTCGGCATGTCCCCCAGGTTCTGGTCTTTCAGCAAGGCACCGCCCGTAGCCTGATCAACCAGCTCTTCTGCTCGCTGGGCAGCTGACTCTGAGCGCGCGGCATATTCACTACTGGCTTGCTCGCTAAGGGCGGCCATGTCGGCATGTGATTTAGCCAAGGCGATCTGCTTGGCACCCTCGGTCGCAATACTATCCAACTGGCCTGCTGCGGCCTGCTGGATCCGCTGCTCGGTGGCAATGGCGCGATCTGCCTGCACCTTTGCCTTGGCTGCCTCATCACCAGCAAGCGCCGCGCTGCTGCCGGCCGCCGTGCTGTGCAGCTCTGAAAGTACAGCGCTTTGTCCGGCGGCGGCTGCCGATGCAACCGCGGATTCCTCTTTCTGGCTGGCTACGCCCGCCGATAACGCCGCGTCGGAAGAGGCTTGTTCGCTGCCACTCTTCGCCACCTCGGCTCGATGGGCATCAGCCGCCGCCGCCGTAGCGTGTTGTTCACTGGTGGCTTGATATTCACCAGCCACCCTCACAGCCTCAACAGCACCTTCTTTTGCTGATGTAGCCTCTCCTGCCAAGATAGAAGCCAGTCCGGCAGCCTCTGCTGCAGCCGCGCGATCCACGGCAGCCAGCTTAGCGCTGTGTTGAGCTAACTCGGCGCTCAGGCCAGCCAACTTTTGGAGCTCATCAGCACGCTTGGCGGATACGGCGGCTTGCTGCTTGGCCAATTGGGCTGCATCCCTGGCCTCAATGGCGGCATCCAGCATCGGCGGCGTGAGGTCGATCCCCCCATCAACCAGGATGGCGTTCAACGGCCCGGGTGGGGTGCTGGAGGAAACCTTGCCAATCCCCAGATAGTCCATGTCGCCACAGCGATCATTCTGGGCATATACATCGTAGGTACCAGGGGCAAGCTCAAAGTCATAGGCGCCTACCGCGTTGCACTTGATAGCAACGGTAGAACCATAGAGAGACTCCATCTGACTCTTGATTGCCCGCAGCTCTATCAATGCACCAGGTACGCTAACCCCGATCGGGTCGGTCATGATGCCAAAAATGCGGATCATGGTTACCCCTGATTGGTTTGAAACTTGTCGTCACGCACGGCTATAACTGCCCTATCCATCTGTAACCTGATCCCCAGGTACTGGGCGAACGCTTGCAGATGTAACTGCCCCCTGGCTGAGTTGGCGGTATCGTCAGAGTCACGCAGATAGGCACGGTAGATGATCCAGTCCATGCACGGGGTGAGGAAGGTGTCATCCACCTGCAGAGCGACACCAGACTCCACCTGAGCCACGTCAACTGGAGCAGGCAATGCGCTCAGCACCAGATCCACTTTGACACCAGCGGCCACCCCCGGGTACAGCCAGAAGGTGCGCGGGTTGGTTGGCTCATGAAGATAGGCTTCTGCCGCCGCAGCCCCGCTGCCAGTCATCCACTCCGGATCAAGGTCATCCAGCTCACCACGCTTGAAGAAGCGGATCTTGCGTCCACCGGTATTGCGCTCCACCTCGATAAGTTTTACTGCGCCGGCTGGCATAACTTGGCGGGTGCCAGCCACACAGCTGAACTCCTGTGTTTGAGCGAATACATCAGGACGGTAGTTGGCGATCGCCGCTATAGCGCTGTTGTAGTAGCTCACTAAATCAGCTGCAGACCAGCTCACCCTGGTTTTATCAGTGAGTTCGATTGACACCCGCTCTAGCAGGGCTTTGATGGTTGACATGTGGCTCTCACCTAAAAGAAATGACGGCGGCGTACCGGATTCAGGATCTGGGCATTCGGCGTCTGCTCCACGCGAAAGCGGTGCGCATCCCGCACTGCCTCGTTGAACCGCATCTGATTAAGCTGCGCCAGCTCGGGGCTTGCCCACGGCTTGCCTGGCTGGAGCTGCAAAATGGCGGCTGCACCGTCCGCCATCGCCTCGGCGTAATTCTCAACCAGCGCGGCGGGGATCAGCTTGGCTGTCGGTAACGGCTCAATGGCGCCAATGATGCAGACGTTCTGAAGCGCCACCAGAAAACGCACAGACTCGGCTGACTGGACGTGATAATGAGTACCAGGCTGCAGCGGCACGCCTTGTGAGGTGATGCGGTGAATGACTGAGCCGGTTACCTGCGGCTCTCGCACATCCTGGCGGGCCTGTCGATTGACACAGCTTGCCTTGGCAAAGCTCACTGTCTGCCCCTCAAGTACCTCATCAAACTGGCGCTCAAGGTGGATCAGGGCGCTACGCTTGCAGAAGTCGATGGCTGCACGAATGATGGCCTGCAGGATAATACTGTCGAGCGGGCCAGAAACCCGCTGGCGAACCAGCGGGATCAACGCGTCGGGACTGACCAGCCGGCTGTCCAGCACCGGTACCATTACTCGCCATCCTGCTGAGCACGTAAGGCGTCACGGACACGCAACCTGAACTCGTCTACCCGTTCACCCGGACCTTGTTTGATGCGCAGGTTGTGCTTCTCAACCAGCGTGGCCAGTTGTGCAGAGGTCATCTTGGCCAGGTCAAGGCCGAGGTGCGCGACCACCATGCTCTGATCAGCAGCAAGACGGGCGGCCTCTTCCTCAGCACGGCGAGCCTCTTCGGCTGCCGCCGCCTCAAGCTCGGCTTGGTGGACTAACACCGCCTCCAGCTCGTCGGCCTTACGCCATACGGTCGGGAACGCCAGCAGCTGCATGGCAATGTGGGTCTCTACATCCACCGGCTCATGCCGCGGGAATACCAGGCGGGAGCCGGTAACGGTGTCTTTCTTGATCGGCTTGTCACCGATATACACGATTGCGATCTTGTCGCTCACGACATTATCTCCAGTCAGGGAATAGAAAAGCCCGGCACAGGGCCGGGCTCGTTGAGGACAGCAACCTTAAAGGTTGCCAACCATCTCGTAGTGCAGCTTGAGCTTGACAGTGCCGGTGGCAGCACCACCGCCCACCGTGAGGCTGATCTCCTGCCCCTCCTGGGTCATCAGGTCATCCACCGGGATGTAGCTGTTCACTGCCGCTGCAGTGCCCTGGGCGTTGATGATGGTGGTCTCCCCCACCTTCACCGTGAGCGTGGTGCTGGCACCGAGTGCCGAGCTGATCAGCGTGACCCCCACCACCTTGATGTTCGGCTCCGCCGGGTCACCGAACACCACCACATCGCCAGCCGGCACGGCAGCCAGTTTTGCCACGAGGGTTGGAGAGATGGAGAGATTGCCAAAGGCACCGATAAACCAACGGCGGCCCGTCGCGTTCAACATTTTTTTGGCCATGGAATGGTCCTCTTATCAGATGGATATCGGCCCCCAGCGTGAAGGCCTATCCAAATTAACGGGTGATCGGACTAATCGCGGTGTCGAGCGCCATACAGCCGTGGTCTTGTACGTTGCCGTTCTTCTGCTCAAAGCGGATCTTCTGCAAACCGGAGATCCAACCAACAGAGATCTCGGTGCTGTTACCATGGTCAGTCTTCTCTTCATGCATGTTAAAGGCGCCGCCCTCTTCGCCAGAGCCAAAGGCATTGGCAAGCGCCTGGCCACCCAGCAAGACCGCTCGGTCGATCGTGGTCCCCGCCGTTTTGGCCACCTCAACACCCGATACCGAGTTAGCCGCGCACACCTTCACGGTACTGCCCTGGTTGAAGCGGATCGGCATTCCCTTGTACTGCTTGACCAGGATATTGCGCCACATCGCGCTCTCACCACGAAATACAGGGTGGCTCCAGCCCTTACTGCGCTCCAAGACAGCCGCCAACATGGCCTGCCAATCCTTGCCAGAAGAGCTGGTGTAGAAGTCATGCCATTGACGCGGAGAGACATAGAGCAGGTACAGGGGTTCACCTCCCGAGGGATCTGATGCAAGCCGAATGGGCTGGATCGGATGGGCCATTTCGGCCAAGAAGAGCGCCATGTTGTCCACACATCCCAGGTTGAAGCGATCAGCCGCGTCGATCGCCTCGAAGGACGTCGCGTCGCCGCCGAAGAAGTGCCGCTCATAGGTGGGCGCAGTGATCGGGTTGATCATGATCTCGGCAAACTCATTGTCATCGGCCAGCGGCAGAATGATGTCGTCAGCCATGTAATCACCACGTGCTCCTGCCAATTGCACCATGGCTCGCTGGTCAGTCAGGCGGCCATAGTAGCCATCGGCCAACAGCGTACGAGCGACCTGCCGCAAATTGTGTTTGGTGCGCTTTTGGCTCATCTTGCCGCCAGCATCAACGCCATGACGAGACTGGTTGATCTTGAGGCTGAAGTCCGCCTTAGACAGACTCTCCAAGCGACCAGCAATCTTCTTATCCCCCATGGTCGGACGACCAGAAAGTTGATGGAAGATCTGCATGTCGACTTCATCACCCGCGTTCTTGGTCAGGTCTGTGACGCGAACCACAGGAGCACCGTGGCTGGTCTGCTTGCCGCCATTGATTTTGACCCCTTTAGGGGCCTCTTCGGTCAACATGTTGACCAGAGAATGAGCTCGATTGGCCTCTGTGAAGAGGGCAACCTGCAGGATTTTGTTGGCTTGTGCCGAGGTGACTTGGGTCATGATCCTCTCCTACAAAACAAAAACCCCGGCACGGGGCCGGGGCAGAAATGGGGTTTGGCTGGGTTACAGATCGTGCTCTGCGAGCAGGGCTTCGATCTGGGCAGCGGACATGGTAGACATCTCAGCCATCAGCTGCTCTTGGCTCATGCCACCGTACTTCTCGAGTTTGCTCTCGTGTTGCACGGACTGGCCGAGGTCTGACGGGCTTTGCGGAATATGGTCTCGCACCTCAACCTGCTTCTGAGGGGCCGGCTTCTCAGCAGGCGGCACCTGCTGCTCGACCGGGTCACCAAAGGCGGCTTTGGTGCGCTTGGCCACTTCCACAAAGCGCTCTGTCAGGGGTTTATCTTTCCACGCGGGATCTGCCTTGAGGCGTTCATCAACACTGACGGCAAAAGTGGCACGATCCTGGTCTTTCTCCATCCACGATGCGAGTTCAGGTACCGCCTGCAGTGCAGCCTGCACATCGTTCGGGACGGAGGGGGCTTGCGACTGAACAGGTTGCTGGCGCGCCGACTGTGCCAACGTGTTGAGGCGATGGGCAATGCCAGTTAGCACCTTCCCAATCTCGGGATAGTCCTGGGCCAGTTGCTCAATCTCCTCGATGTTAAGCGCATCCGGATCAGCATCGGGGTCGATGCCGTGCTTATCCAACACCTGCTGCAACTTCTCCCGCTCAGCAGCCACTGCTTTGAGTTGGGCGTTTTCGGCGGCCAGAGCCTGCCGTTGCGCCCGCTCGGCTTCCAGTACGTCATACGGGATATGATGCTTGCCATCTTTAGACAGGATGACCTTCTCAGGCTCCTCATCCGAGCCATCGGCCTGACCATCCTCATCGGTGGTGTTGCTCCCCTCCTCCTTGGCCGCAGACGGCGCGGTAGATACGTCCTTTTCCTCGGATTGGGTGGCGGCGTCACCCTGCGGCTGAAGCGTGGTATCACTCCCCTCCTCCAGCGTGTTCAGCGCAGCCTCTAGCTCTTCCAATGATTCGGTACCAGTCAGGTTGTCGATGTCGATACTCATGGTTGTCCTCGTGGATTTGTCAGTGGGTGGTATCGCTGCCCAAGCGGGGGAAGGCTCTCTTGGAAAGCCTTCTCCGGCTGGAACGGGAATAAAAAAACCCGGCACGATGGCCGGGTCTGAAAATGAAAACGCCCAATCTGGACAGACTGGGCGATGATGGGAAAATGCTAACGCTGGTTGCTCAAGAATGCAACAGCCTCAAAGCGCAATAGCATCTATCTGCTCCTGAATAGTCTGTTCAAGCTGAGCCCGCAGAGCGGCTCGCTCGGCGGTCAGTTGCTCTCCTTCCCGTTGCATCAACTCCATCTCCTGCAGGATTTTCCCTGTGTTGGCCTGCTTGAGGGCATCATCGAAGCGAGCAGAGTCGATGAGTCTTTGCACCCGCTGAGCGTCTGCCTGCCACTTGGCAGCCTTACCTTCGAGTTCTGTCACCTTGGCTTGCATCTCACGCATCGCCAGCGCCTGCTGGGCTTGTTGCAACTGCGCCTGTTGCTGGGCAGCCTGCTGCTCTTCCGGTGTCATCTGGTCGGCCGGCTTGGCGATCCCCAGGGCATTGCGCACCCGCTCGGCAAACTCGTGCTTGTTGGGCACGTCCATGAGTTCGACCAGCATATCAAAGCAAGCGGCTTGGGCCTGGGGTGGCAGTCGGGTCATGACCTCCATCATGCGTTCAGCAAGCTGCTGCTTGTAGGCCGGGGTCTGCTGGATGGGGGCAAGAGCAACATGGGCACGTAGACGGGTCACATCGTTGGTCAGTCCCTCTCCCTCGGGCACATTGAGCACTACAGCTTTACGGCGCCCCTTGTCCTCTCGATTGATAACGACCTTCAAGTTTCGTTGCTTGGCCAGTTCTTCTAGCAAATAACCTAGCGCCAACTGCCCTACCTGTTGGCGAGCAAATCGGTAGTTGTCGTTGATCTCGGAAAGTGTGGTCGCCCCCTGCTCCACGAGGTTTGCAATGGCGACCCCCGACTGGCCTGTCTCCCCCTGCCCCAGATAGGCCGCGTAAACCCCCATGGTGTCCTGGATCAACTTCACACTGTCCTGCATTACCTGGAACTGCTGGGCCGCAACCTGGAAATCTTGCTCCACCTTGAACACGTCAGAGATAGATTGTTTATTTCGGCGCTCGGGATTGAGCTCAATCAGGCCGTCAGCACGTTCAACCTCCTCCAGAACCTGAACTCGGCTCATGTTGGTGGCATCCTTGTCCATGATGACCCGCTTGGCCTGCAGCAACCAGGTGAGCTTGATGCGGCGCAGGTTCACCTCGTCTTGGGCAGGGATCGCACGGGCGATCAGGCCGTAGGGCTCACGGCTACGATCCTTTCGGAATCCCCAGAAAGGCACAAGGGGATACATGTTGTGCGGGGCACTGCAGGGGCGATCGACCAAGGCATGGGGGCCGGCGAACCAAGCCTCACGAATGGTTGCCACTGGTCGATGTTCCACCACTGCGCGACCTAACGCGACGGCGGCCATGTGCAGTTCGTTGTGCTCATCAAACTCGATGGCTCGGCCAGACTCAAGCAGCAATACGCGACTGGTGGTGTAGGTGCGGTAATAGACGACTTGCAGCAGCAAGCGCTTCCGGTCGGCGCTACACCACTCCATCTGGTGGGCATCAAACTGCTGCCACTCGTCGAAAGCACTTTGGGTATTGGCATCCATCCCCTCAATCGCGGTCAAGCTCACGACACCGTGCCAGGTCTCGCCAACGCTGCAGCGCAGTATCTCGGCCTTACCAGGAAACATGACGCACGCTTCATCAAGGTCTAGCCAGCGGCGGCGCATCAACCAGCGGCAGTCTGAAAGGTCCGGCTCTCGGTGATGCCAATCCCAATACACCTCATCCCGATGAATGAAACTAAACCGAAAACGCGGACCAAACGGGTCAGCGTTGCGGCGCACCTCTACCCAACCAATCCCTGTTTTAATCTGGCTGGCGTAGGCTTCACCACAAGCGCGGTCACAACCGCCGAGTCGAGCCATGTCGGCGAACTCCGCATTCACGGCCTCCGCCAGGAGCTCGTACTCCTCCTCAATGTCATCGGCAACCACCATCAAGTCAGTGCGGGTCTTGGCCTCCATCCCCAATACCCCGTCGATGGTTGGGGCAATCAGGTTGTGAATCGTGTTCGGCTGACCGCGTTCCTTGAGAACCTTCTTCACACTTGCCAGCAATTGGTCGTTGTCGTAATAGGCGCAACACAGGTTCGCGAAGGAACGCCAGTCGGGCTGCTGCTGAATATCGCTCATCAGGTCTAGCAGGCGTGCAGTATCGAGACGCCCCTTTGTGGGCGCCTTGGTCAGGGTGTCGTTCATCAGTGGGCCATCCAGTGCTTTTGTTGGCGGGGAGTGTTGTCGCGGATGATGCGCGCCGGCATACGAGCCCGCATCTCTTGGGAAATCATGTAGCTCATCAGCTGGTCATCAAAGCAGCCATCTTGGGCGTTCATCCGGCCCTTCTTGTCATAGACATAGCTGGACGCCTCGTGGACGGTACCTATCCAGCGGATCCCGGACTGTCCGGCACGCAGCAAGGTCTTGAGCCCATCCACGACAATGGGCTTGCTCTGGGCCGTAGTCAGCCAACCCAGGCGGTCTGTCTCGTCGTCGCTCTCCCGGTCGATGTACTCCTGGCAGTAGATGCGACGAGTGGGATAGATGTCGCGCAGGCGTAGCAGGAAGGCGTGGCCGTGGTTGTTGCGCTCAGGGCCGACGAAGGCAGGGCCATACTCCTCGGAGTCATACCAGCGCCCCACATGAGCAACCAGCTGCGCCAGTAGGCCCGGGGCCAGATGCCCGAACCAGTGCGCCACCTGCTCACCGCTACTGCGCTTCACCACATCAAAGGAGCTTCGGTCGCCATGCTCCAGTCCCTCGGCGATATCCACGCCGATCGCATAGTCCTCCTCTGGGTCGGGGAGCTCCCACACCAGCAGCAGGTTGGCCAGGCTGCGCTGACCCCGTTCATCCAAGGTCTCGGGACCATTTACTCGCTCACGCTTGCCGGTGACGGGATCCATGTCGTAGACCAGTTCAGGAGGCCGGCAGTCGCCCTCGGCGCGCATAGTCATGGTTGGGGCGAACACTCGGCGGCCGGAGGTGAGAAAGGCCTCCAGCGGCGTGCTGGGGAACTCCTGCTTCATCTCGTCGCCCAGAGTTGCTTCCTTGAGCACATACCACTGGCGCTGTTCGTCGGTGATGGTGCAGTTCATGGCCAGCTCCACCGCGTCGAAGTATTCGGCCTGGTCTTTGCTCATGGTCACGCCACTGGCGGGGACATCTGAACGGTACTTGGGATCTTGCCACCAGGCGAAGAAGTGGAACTTCCAGTCTTGCTGGGTCAGCTCACCACCACTCTTGGCCAGCTCGAGGGACTTCATGCTCATGGCATGGAAGTCTCCCCCAACCCCTTCCGCTGTGCTCTCAATGAATGCCACGGCGCCTGGGTGGATTGCCTGCAGGGTACCGGTGCGCACCTCTTTGGCCTTCTCGGGGTACTTGGCGCAAATCTTCCCGTGCTCGGAGACATGCAGGCGCTGGACGGTACCGGAGCGAAAGGACGTGGCCACCTGGATGCTGGAGCCATGGCGGAACAGGATGTAACCACCATTGGCACCACCGCGACGAGAGGCTATCGGGAAGCAGGCCTTAAGCCACTTGGGTAAGTTATCGAACGGAATTTCAATCTTGGTGCGGTAAATCTCGCCGGCGGCAGTGAGATCATGGGCGATGATCCCGCACTTGAGGTTCTTGTTGAACAATGCCTCGTCGAGCAGGTAGATATCGATAGCGGTGGAGAACCCGAGCTGGCGCGCCTTGAGAACGATGTTCAGGTACCACATGGTCCGGAACAGCAGCTCCTGCGCCGGACGCAACCGGAAGCGCACCAGTTGGCCCTGCTCATTCTCCACCTTGTAGAGGTTATTCATCCGCCACCATTTATCGCCGAGCTTCGAGCGGATGTAGGCCATCTGCTCCTGCTCAGTCATGGCGGAGGTATCGGGTTCGGTCATGGGGGATTTCAGGCAATAAAAAACCCGCCGAAGCGGGTTTGTACTTGATGTAGGCCGTTACTCAAGCCCAAATGTCTTTTTCGCATAAGATTTAAGTAGTTCAGAACCAACATCTTTGAGCACGCTCATTGGCTGATCGCCAAGTTGCTTTAATCTTTCAAATACATCAGGGCTACTCAAAGAGTCATAAAAATCCATACCACGACTGGTTAGCCTTATAGGTGCATTGGAGTACAAGACACTACGAGTACTCCGATTGAACTGAATTCCCAGCAGCTTTGGGTCTCCACAATCCAGATCCATTGAACTCAAATATCCTTCCTCTACAAGTAACAGAAAATGAAAAAGCACTTCATCATTATCGAATATAAAGCCTTTATCTAATAGATCTTGAGTTGTGATATATGCTCGCTCACTTTCCACAAACACATCTAAAAAACGCTTTATAAATTCAATATTCTTTTTCATTACTGGCGACCTATGTAGTTGACAATTGAATACCATAGCCACCATATCACGACATCAACCCACCAGTCCCCATCCCCTGAAGTTCTGCCGCCACTTCTGCCACCGGTGTCATATCAGCATCGCCATCCTTCTCCAGCCTATCAGCCTCGGCGGTAAGCTTGCGGGTCGCGGCCTGAATGCGCTTGGTGTCAGCCTCAATCTTCGGCCCTGTAACCTCATCAATCCGCAGAGTACTAAGCGTGCGCTCGATGGACTCGATACGTTGAATATTACGGTCGAGAGCCTGCTCGGCTTTCAGGATCTTATCATAGAGCGCAATCCGGTCGGTCATCTCGGTGGCGGTGACCAGGTCCTGCTGCAGTCCCTTGAGCAGCTTTGTGACGGAGATGACCCGAGCCCGGGTGAACTCCAGCTCATCGCGAAGTTGTAACTCACGAGCCTGGTCGAACAGCTCCTCTGCATCGAGGAACTTGGCATAGCCACCGTGGGTCTTGGCCAACTGCATACCGGGCAGGATGTTCGATGGCGGGTTGGGGTTGCCCTCATATTCACCACGGACAAACCTCCCTGATTCGTCACGCCCTTTGTTTTTCACATCTTGGCGCTTATCCACTTGGGCTCGTGTGGATGAAGATGACCCTCCCCCTCTCCTAATCTTATTGGCCTTGCTTCCATTTCCCTTAGTCTGCGCACTCTGCCCATTGCGCACTTCTGACTGCGCATTTCTTTGCGCACTGCGCAGTTTGGATTGCGCAGTTTGCTCCTCAGACTGCGCAGTACGAGGCTTGATATAACGCCTAGCGGATTGATAGTTGAGGCCATTTTTCTCACACCAATCCCTTACGCTAATGCCTGTTTCTCCGTATGCCTGCGCAAAGTCCGCCTGCAAAGATTTCCAGTCGATACGTTGAGCCATCTCGCTTCCTACAAACAGACACCCCTGAGTTACTGGTGAGATTGTGTGGAAAGTAGAAGCGCATCATAGGCTCGCTCACAAGCTAGCCCTGCGGCTCGAGATCGGTCATAAGCTTCTGCCAACTGGCCCGCTCTTTCATCAGCCCGGCTGAGCAGGTCGGCAAGCACCATGGCGGGTTGTCCGGTTGCCGTGCCTCCTTGGGTAGGACTGGAATTGCCGGAGCAATGACTTGCTCGTGCGGCCAAGCGCCGGGCTTGCTCGCGCAACCGCTCAGACTCAATGACAGCAGCAGCGGCATCAGCTTGTGCTTGGGCAATCTCTTCTTGTGCATGCTCTCTCACCTCATCAATAACAGCTTGTCGGCGCTTCTCTTCCTTCCGAGCTTCCTGCTCTGCTTTGGCCCTGACAGTGGCAAGGCGGGTCGTCTCTTCATCCCACTTCGCCTGCCAGGTCTTCCGCTCTCCCTCCTTCCCATCAGCTTGACCGTACCAGTAGAGTGCCACTCCACCACCAGCTAGAGCAGCGATCACCAATGAGCCGGCCAGGAACGGCAGCATCCAGCTTTTGGGTGTCGTAACCATCACTCCCCCTTGCACTTCGCATTGAGGCGCAATCGGTCTTTCCAAAGCCCGGGGCATACCCGGTTCCCTGGCGCCGAGCAGTCCTGTTTGCCGGCACGCTTGAACAGCAGTATCGCTTCGCAGGCACCCGGGTAGTCACCAGCATTCAGGCGCTTCACGATGGTGGAACGGCAGAAGGCCCTGGAGCCGATGTTGTGGGAGAGCTCGACATAAGCATCGAACTCATACTGGTGGAGAGGAACCTTGATACAGGCCTTGAGGGCGTCCTCGAATACCCGCACCTCCCGAAGGCTTCGGTTCACCGCGGCGACGGGCGTGATGGTGTCACCCATCTTGACCCCTTCGGTGCTCCCAAAGCCGATTGTGGGAAGCCTGGTACCGTGTACCGGGTCGGGGTAAGCCGTCGGCTCAAACCCCTCCCGATTCAGGAGCCCCACAAAGCCCACGGCACTGAGCGTTAATGCTGCAATAGCGACTCGAGTCTTGCTCATCGATCACCCCCCGGCCGACGCCGAGGCTTGATGATATTTGACCAAATGAACCATCCCATCTGGACGACGATCCACAGCAGTGTCGCCACCAGTACCCAATCATTGAGTGGGTAGCCAGCCAATGTCATTCCAGACACAACAACAGGTGGTGCCGATTTTGCCACTCCTGCAGCCGCTGCCGCGGTGGCGAGATCTTCTTCCTGCCTCATTCCCTCCCCCCAGAAACGACAAAGCCCACACGAGGTGGGCAGAAAACAAAAAGGCCAGGGTCGGTGAGACTCTGGCCATGATGGAGAAATCCTAACGTAGAATGCTCCGGCTATCAATCTCGATATATATCAGACAGCCAACAGTTAATTGGTTGTTACATTATTGGCGGAGTGATAGTTAAACGTTGAAATATACCGTTACAAATATTTTCTCTGCCCCACTACCCATGTGGCTCACTTTTGGATAATTTGAATCCCTCACTGATTAATTAAGGGTGGATTGAGAGAGGGGTATTATGTTCGACGCAAAGATTAAAACACTTTCACTGATAAGCATGTCATTATTGGCATCCTATTCCTATGCTCAGGAACGTCCCACCCACCGTATTGTCGGTGGTACGGCGGTTCAAGCACCAAGCTGGATGGTCGCCATTGGTAATCATGTTGACAATAAGTGGGATAATTACTGCGGTGGCACTCTGATTGATAAGAACTGGGTGCTTACCGCCGCACATTGTGTTGAAGGTAGCCGCCTGAGTGGGATGCAAGCTGCTATTGGTGTAAGTGACCTCAGCAAGCATCATCCACGTAGTGTTGTAGATCAGATCATCATGCATGATACCTATCGCAATAACTTCGTGCAGAACCTTGGATCCAATGTTGAGGATATAGAATCAGATATAGCGCTTCTTCATCTTCGAACGCCAAGCACTAATGGTGTGCTAGCTATATCGGATAGGGACTCTGCATCTGACTACCAAAAAGGCAGATCAGAGTTCACTGCCTGGGGATATGGAGGTATTGATCCTGATGCAACCCTCTCTAGCCCTCAATTACTGCGCGTTAACCTAACCTTCCAAGGATTCAAAGATCTCTGGACCTTTACACCCACGCAGACACATATCTTTGCCGGTGGCGTTGTTGGTAAAGATACTTGTCAAGGTGACAGTGGTGGTCCTCTCACTGACCAACATGGCCTTGTTGGCGTTACCAGTTATGGGGGCAATCGCTGTGCCACAGGTCAGGCTGGAGGCTACACATTTGCACCAATGTTCAGGGACTGGATCGCTGAGAAGATGAACTCAGTCAGTATCACCAACCATCAGTTGGTGTCCTTACCTGCAGGCCAGCATACTTGGGTCAGCTATACGGTACTAAACACATCACCTGACTCGGTAACCTTAGAAGGCTTCAATACTGACGCGCCAGCATTACTAAATGAGTGTCCGAACTCACTGGCACCAGGGGCAAAATGTAACCTCAAGGTGCGCTTTGATGCCAACTTCACACCTGATACGTACAAGCTCTACAAGCTGAACATCAACGCCTTGAAGCCGAATGGCTCAAGTCAGCGTCTTGATGCAAGCCTTGTCGCTATAACGACTAAGAAGCCCGATACTGGCTCCTCGATCGGGGGAGGCTCGTCTTCCAGCTCGGAGTCACACTCCTCATCAGAGTCTTCATCCAGCAGCAGTAGTGGTGGTGGCAGCCTTGGGCTGTTTAGCCTTCTACTTTTGCCCTTGGCATGGCGTCGTAAGCTGTAAGCCATTCTAAAACAGAAAGGCCAGAGCACTAAGCGCCCTGGCCTTTCTATAGATGGACTCAATATTAAATTAAGAAGCTCTCAAGGGACTTACCGGCTTCAACCGCTTGGGCAAGAACCTTTGGCATTCTGCCCTGCCCTGTCCAAGTTTTCTCTTCGTTACCATCCATGTATTTGTACTTTGCTGGACGCTTTGCACGTTTGCTACTTTCTAGCTTCACTGCACTTTTAGATGTGCCGCCAACTAGTTCCGCGGGGTCAATTCCAGCCTGCTGCAGCATAGCTTGGAATTCTGCCAGCTTCGCTTGATGCTCGGCTTGCTCCTGGAGCTCTTTCAGGGCAACGCTTTCGCGCTCATTGAAGACCGTATCAAACTTCTCTTTGACTTCAACCAACTGCTCATAAGTCAGCTCTCGTAATACAGCACGAAGACTACGCAGGTTCATGAGTGTTTTAATGAATTCTTCCATTCTGGGTTCCTAGTATTTATTGGGCAATGACATTGATTAAACTTCGAGTAGGTCTGCAGAACTGAAGACCTAGTCATAGGCTCTATATTAATAAGGGCCATGGTTACTTGGTGTGCATTCCAGCATCGAGAGATAACAGTACCTATACCGACTGGAGAATAGAACAAATACTAACTAAAACCAACACTCACTAGTTACCAACCTCATGGCGTTGATAATATTTTACACTATTTAATCGATAGATTAAATTGATGTCCTCCAAAACTATGGAGGACATATTGATGAGAATCTTACTGCCTATCGTGCTTTCATCCATCGTGTTTGGCTGTGGTGGTGGCGATGAACAGAAACAACAACAGCCTGACAATTCAAATTCACACACTGGTCCAGGCATCACAGCACCGCAGCAACCCGGGACACCGCCAAGTCAACCACCCAAGACTGATCCAGCCCCTGATGAAAACAACCCTCCATCTGTGGAAGGGCCTGCGCAGCCAAGTCTCCCTGAAAAGCTCAACGTTCAATTCAAGCTGTTTGTCACGCCCAAAAACTATGGAGCGGGTGAGCAACTCAACGTATTTTCTCAGCTAGAGCACCTCGGCTCCCCTGATTTAGATCTGAGATGCTCATGGATTGTTAAAGATGTAAAAGTTAGCGATACATGTTCTTATCAGCTAGCCAAAGCTGATCATCTTCACCCCATCACGATATCAGCCTATCTGCAGAATACTAAAGGGCAGAAATCTGATGTAGTGAATATGACCTTTCAGAAGGCTTTTCCTCTTACACATCTGAGGAACGCCTTTGGTAACTCAATGCTCATGTCAGACGGTTCAATCCATACATGGGGTCTACCAAATGAGAACAACTTTAATGCATTGACTAGTAAACTACCTCCGGCAGATGTCGCAGAGCGTAAAGACTACGTATTGCTTACATCCAATCAGGATACATTCGTTGCCCTAAGTAAGAGTGGGGAAGTCACCGCGTGGGGAAAACGCCGACATGGTGCTAACGTTCCATCTTCCATTCTTGCGGAGCAGATACAGAATGTTGTCCCATCAGACTATGCATTTGCAGCCTTATCTAAAGCAGGAAAGGTCTACGTCTGGGGCTCCCTGAATGGGCTAAAATCAGGACAAGAGTTACCAATCTCAGGGAACGTGATCCAGCTATATGGTTTAAGTAGTGGTTTCATCGCGTTAACTGATGAGGGTATTGCGTATGGTGTTGGCAATGGTATCCCTCTTAAATCATATTCTGTTGGAAGTATAAAAAAAGCTGTTTCTACACAGGCCTTTAACGGAAATATCGTCAATAAATATAGCATGGCCATATTGAATGACATTGGAGAGGTTTATGTCTGGGGTAATTATCATGACAAATCGCCAATGATGAAAAATGTTGAAGACATTGTATCAAATGATGAGGCCTATGCTGTCTTGCTAAAAAATGGTGACGTATCTGTCTGGGGGGATGCTAAACATGGTGGCGAGTTTAAATACAGCTTCCATACGAGAGAGTATATAAATGATGAGCTTAAACGTGACACGACGTGGACATCAATCACTCCGCCTAAAAATGTTTCCAAGCTAGTTGCAAGCTCAGCGGCCTTTGCTGCCCTAGGAAAGGATGGCAGTGTAACTACTTGGGGAAAAGGCTTCTATGGTGGGAACATTTATTCTGACACTTTGAATAAAAACATTCAGAGCAAAAAAATGTCTAATATATATTCCAGCGAAGGGGGATTCCTTGGTGTTGATTCAAATAATGATATTAGCATCTGGGGGCATTGGTGGATAACAGATGAAAACTTGGTCAGCTATAAGGCATTTGAGAATCCTAACTGGTGGAGTGGTGCTCTAGATGGCGTAGGAAAGGGTGACTATAAAAATATAGTTTCCAATAGAGCTGCATACGCATTCTCGATCACCGACAAAGACTCTAGTAAACTCTACGCTGAAGGCCGTCGTGAAATCGGTGGACGAATTCAAAATAAAAAGCCTACCAAAGGTTCTATAACAAAAATAACACCACACGATTGCGGATTCTCTGCATTCAACTCTTTTGGTGATGTCTATGGATGGTTTGGTTGTAATGATGATTCATTATTCGATGGATACTTTGAAGAAATCTATAAAGCAAAACCCTATAGCATAGTACTACCCTAACAAGCTTTAGTAGCAAAGGGGCTCCATGATGGAGCCCCTTTTGGAGTTATCTTTGGATGCTATCAAGCCACCCGCATTTCCCGCACTTGCTGATCCATGATCCTCGCCAGTTCCGACGTTTGATGGATCACCTCATCAACAGCGCGTTCTACTGACTGACACATCTCCCCACCAAATTGACGCGATACCAGCTCAATATCTGGCACAACTCGCCCAGTACCGTGGCATTTCGGACACTCATCACCAAGTCTAGGTCGCTGGCCGGTTCCCCTACAGTATGGGCAGCGCCCAGTTTGTAGCAGTTCATCCACACAACGGTTATACGCAGAATTCAGGATCCCATCTCGCTCACTCTTCAGGCGCCGGTACTCGTGATCATTCCCAGCCCGGTGCGCTCGCTTTGCCTTCTCCATTACCACGCTGGCACGGCGGCGCTCCTTCTCGTAGTAAGGATGGGACATAACTAACCGTTCCAGCTGTGATGGTAGTGGCCGACGAAGCAGGATCGCCAGTGCCATACAACCCGCCTCCTTGCATCTCAACACCGCGCTGAAATGTGCCAGTAGATGCTGTATAGCCTTTGCATCCATCAAATGATCAGCCATCAGATACTGTAAACCTAGTGGATTATCTTTAGCTGCCATCTGCAATGCACCTATAAACTCCTCTCGCCCCAGGCTACTCCGAAAACCGGAGTCAAGCTCATGAAGCGCCCCCTTTGGTGAGAAGAGTCGTAGAGCAACCTCGACTGCACTGTTCATGATTCCCCCCTCTTGCTATGACCAAACGCTTGGAGTAACCATGCCCGGAGCTGGCCACTCTTGATATGTTCGGGGGCGACTTCCAGTACTACCCAGCCAAGCAGTTGGGCTGAGTTCATTTTGGCTCGGTCCTCAATAAATCCTCTTCCCCGGGTATGACGGCCACCAGAGTAGATCCCCCCATGAACTTCAACGGCGATCATCTCTGCCGGCCAAGCGAAATCCAGCCGCCATTTCCTGTGGGGATGAAAGACAAACTCGGTTGTCGGGTCGGGGAAGCCAATAAACTGTGCCAGTACCCTTTCACGTAGTGTTTTGACCTGCAGAGACCGGCGAGCTTGCTCAATGACCTGTCTGTTCTTCAGATACTTCTTCTTGGGATTCTCACGAAGCAAACGAGAGACTTCGCGTGGCGAAAGGTCTGTCATCTCATGTCCTCCACGTTTACCAATCCGCGGACAACCCAGCTATGTAGTTGGCGAGTCAAAGCCTCGTAATAGGCGGCCTCCTTTTCTCCTGGATCCCAGCTATAGGCTGAACGCCCATCGATAACATCATGGCAAGCTGCACAGGCCTCAACTGCGATCAGATCATCGCCTTTGAGGGACAAGCCATGGGGGCTACTTGGTAGATGAGCCAGCACCGTGGTATCTGTACCACCTAGGCAAATACCTGGGATCTGCAGCTTACAGGGCTGCCCTCTGGCAGCATTGCGTAGTGCTTTAGAGCGGATCGGGCTTGTCTCGTATCTCATCCGGCAAACCCCATCAGCTGAGCTACTGCATTTTCCGCTTCAGCCTCACTGCTGAACTTCCGGTTCAACACGTAGCGCCAACAGACACCAAATACAGCTCGGTAAAGGTCAGCAAATTCAGCCTGATCCATCTTCCCAAATTTGATGCTCTTGGCCTCTTTACGTACACCTCCGTCCGGTAGCATTACCGTTGTGTAGTAACCAGCCTCAACCGTGAGCCACTTGCGCATAACCTCAAATGATTTCTCTGCTTGAGGCCCATGTCGCTCGACCCGACACTTAGCCAACTGATCAATAAACTCATCTTTGGCCTTCCAGAGGATGTGCCCTGCCCCAAACTGGGACAGATAGCGGACAAAACGAGTCAGGATCCCCTGTTCTGCGGGGGATACCATCCCACCCACAGGTTCCCAGTAGTCATAAGTCAGATTGAGCAACGCAAAGAAGCGGCGGTGAAAGAGTGGGTTACGACGCCCAATACCTTTTGCCTGGATAGACGAGCCTATTGGCAATGCGTGGATCACCTCGGCATCAGCAGGTGTTGAGGGCACCAATACTCCACCAGACATTTTCAGCAGAGTCAGTTCCATATATTCCTCTTCCCACTCAGAGCATTCGCTTACGATAGGAGCGAGTAAATCCAAATGGAGCAAGGTATTAAATATTCAATTTCTGATGGGTTACAAATAGCTACGCAGCGCTCCAATTAGAGCGCTGCATATCATTTTTTAGGTTAGGTTGGAGTTCTCGACAGCTAGGCCGTCGATGATCTATACCTAGCACGAACCATATTACAGCCGGCCAAGTACAATTTCACCCACTAGTTATTAAAAAGTTCTGAAGTCTGCGTGTGATTCTACATGTTTAAATTGTTGCTTTATATGAACACTAAAATTATATCTATATGAATCCTTATAGAGAAAGCCATGGCACTAGGCTACCGCATATCTTCTATGAGCTAATCAATATCTCATACCTACCCCCACATCTTCATCCGTTTAGATTCCATAGCCTCCTCCTCTTCATCAGGAAGCTCTGAGAAGAAATCGAGTCCAGTTCTCTCCTCCACCTCATCAACAGTCACGATGTAATCAGCAAGCTTGCTCGCCTGGATATTCTCTTGGGGAATGATGAAAGCGATGGCCTCCTTGTTTTCGATGTCCATTACAATCTTGTAGTACCCATTGGGAACGGTGACCCCATTACCTATTGACTCGTCAGAGCCGGTAAAGACAGGCCCCGTAATAACGTACACGTCCTTATAGGTGATTGCCCATTGGCGAGCCTTCTCCTCCAAAATCCTCCAGGCTCCACGATTCAACTCTGGCAGCTGAGGAGTCATGTTGGTAAGTAAGAAGCTTTCCTTCATTGTGGTCGTAGTAGAGCGCATATCTGCCGCTGGAGCTTGATGCCCTCGATCGTACCCAGACCGATGGTAATCCGCTAACGTAGCTCGAAACTGTACGGGGACCTCCTTGTCTTCAGCAAATTTGTTCGTACGCTTGACAGTTCCTTGGGCAGTAGTTTCTGTCATGCGATAGGAAACCCAGTCTGATACTTTGGTATCGTAGTTATAACCTGCGGCATAACCCTCTCGGCATAAGAGCTGACTTGATTGGCTGGGGATCCCAAGTTTGACATGGTCTCTACATTGGAACCCTGCAGACCAACTTGGAAATGTGGTGAGCGCAAATCCGATAATCAGAACTAATTTATTAATGTTTTTCATTATAAAGTCCTCTCTGTCTTAACCAGAGAGATTAAATACCCAAAAAACAAACTGGCTCAACCGTATAAAACGTGAGTATTTCAAAAATGTGAGTGATATAGCAATTTAACTCAAGTGGATACCATTACATGACAATGGCCACCGGTTATAATTAAGAATAGATTGATCTCCCCCTATAAAAAATATAAACAAAAGCATCAGTAATTAATGCTGCTCATCTAGTCGATACTATGATGTTTTCATTGAAATGTTCCAGAACGTACATACATGAAGGGCGCCCATATCAGTAGGGCGCCCTTCTGTAAGATAGTTGTCACTTCCAATTAGGATCTTTAGAGATCTCATGCATCAGCAGTGATTTTATTTCCGCATTTGGTTTCCCCAACCAAGTGTATTTAGCATGCTTAGATGGGTGTAGCATCGCATCAGAGGTATCTGGGATATCAACGTAAACGGCCCAAACGTGGGAGGTTTTATACCCAAATGCAACTTTCATAAACTGGCCCCAACACTCGTGAGGCTTACAGATTGAACCAACGCGATATGAACTCCCTTTCCAATCAAGCCGCTCTAATGGGGTGCTCGTTCCTTTCCCTTTTTGAACCCATGATGGCAAGTTATCCTGCCCCTTAACGGCCTTCTTCCAAGTATCTTTATACCCAGAATACTGAAGTACATCCGCGGTATATTTAGTGCTATCAGCAGCGAAGCAAGCTCCCGCACTACCTAACAAAACACACAATAAAATTGCACTAGCTGCTTTCCTCATGCTTACCTCCCTTTGACGCAACTGGCCATTTATCACAGCGAGATACCACAGGGAAATACGATAATGATCACATATACTTATGGCAAGATATGATGGATAAAAACCATACGCTTGTCTTTTGTAAAAAAACCATAACACCTGGTCTTATTGATAAACAGTTAATTACTTCCACCTTCCCACACCCATAATAAATTCATCCACCCTAGCAGATGGAAATTATTTAATTTTCAATGCATTATCGCACCCAAAACCAATAAAGCCCTCTATAAAATATCGATGGTATTTACAAGTCTATAAATAAAGCCATTTATAGTGCTCTATGTTGACATCTAAAAAGCCATATTTTATGGTTTACCTGTTCCTTCCAAAAAGGAGCACTTAGTTTGAGATAGCTCTATCATTTCAAACATGAAACTACGCTAACGCTCTGTTTTGTCATTATATTGTTCCACACGCACCTTCCCTACTGGCCCTCTGTTGAGGGCCTTTTTTATTATATTTTTTCTGTTTTGTTTTTATCGATAAAAATATGTTAAGAAAAACAGATGATTTTAACCAAATATAAAACTGCGTTATTTACAGAAAAGTAATTATACAGAACGACCAAATTAATCATTGACAGGCAAATTGTTGGGACGTAAGTTTTATATGTTCCTTGATGAACTGAGGAACAACTAGGAAAGCTCGTTTCATTTTCATATCCCCCGTAAAGAGATGTAGTCGTACTCTTTTGTATTAGTTTGGCCCTCGTTTGAGGGCCTCTTTTGTTACGACGCATACTTCATGAAATTTCTCGTTCCCCCCAACACTAGAATCTACATAGTCGCCCTTGTCAGGCAGCTCTTCACGCTTGAGCAAGCCGATACAGCCATACTATTTGGTTTATAGTTACTAGGCATATTTGTGATCATTATCAAATAATATTAGTTATGTGATCTCAGCCATATTAAGCGTCAGCTTCCCTCGCCCACCACTCGTAAAAATGTATCATCACCCAGCCGATGGCACTTTAAGCCGGCAGTAGTGTTTTGAGTGCTTCACGGTGCATCTTTTTAGTAGCGAGGTCCCTATCATGACTACATTCACACACACTTCAGGCCAGTATCTTCAGATTGACGATGCCCAGCTCTATTACGAGGTGGTGGGTAACCCAGCCGGCAAGCCGCTAGTTCTACTCCACGGGGGCCTAGGCAACTTGACCGACTTCAACTCTATCATCGGGGGGTTACCTGAGCAGTTTCACATCATAGGGATCGATTTTCGGGGACACGGCAGGTCTACACTAGGTTCATCTCCCCTGACCTACCAACTGCATCAGTCCGATGTAGAGCGTATTCTTGAACACCTGGGCATTGAGAGCTGCGCCCTTATTGGCTGCAGTGATGGAGGTATCGTGGGATACCGCATGGCTTCCCTAGTACCGACCAAGATTGAGACGCTCGTTACTATTGGAGCACAATGGAAGCTTGATACCAGTGGCCCCGTATACGATATGTTGAGCGGGCTTACTGCAGAAGCGTGGATAGAGATGTTTCCTGGCTCCGTTCAGTACTATAAATCTATCAGTCCTGAACCAAATTTTGATGCTCTAGTCGAAGCGGTTGTCGCTCTATGGACTGACCAAACACCAACGGGTTACCCAGGAACTAACATCTCGAAGATCACTGCCCCAACCTTGATTGTTAGAGGCGATGAAGATCACCTCTTATCTTTTAGTGAAGCCTCAGAGATATGCGAACTGATAGAGGGTGCCAACATGCTCAACATTCTCTGTGCGGGACATGAGGCCTATAAGGATGCTCCAGACCAGTTCCTTACCGCCGTCAACCGCTTCCTTCTCAACCCCAACAAGAAGCTAATCGAGATGTAACATCTCGGGTTAGGTAGCTCGTTCCCAGCTATGGGCTACCTAACACCATGCAATGACTATTATCTCCCTCTAAACAATCAGCTTCGATTGAGATATCATCCTCTCCAACTCTTACTATGGATGGTTGTGCTATGGCTGATAAGATAATGGGATATTTACAGTCAGAAAATTATGCTCTCGTCTTCATTTTTATTGCGATCTCTGCATTTATAAATTCTTTTAAGCTGATCGACTTTTATTACTCACATAAAAAAAGACGTGTAACTGATCTGGAAGTCGCTATCAAAAGTAAATATATAAGCCCTTCTTTTAGAAGTAATCTAAAAGACGAGATTGAATCAGAATACTTCAAAGTCGCACATGGTGTAAAAGCCAGCAAAAAGATGATTGATACGATGCTGTTTTTATACAAACAGGTTGATAAAAGGGTATCTTTCAAACATTTTGTGCGGACCATAAAGATGCATCCTGATACAATAGAGACTAGTAATTTACCATATCATATACAGCTAAGCTTTATGGATAAGCTATTTGCAATATACAATGTCATTTCTGGATTAATATTGCTTATCACGGGCGTATTAACATTTATTATTCAAATCTCATGGATTGGTGGATCCATAAATTTATATTCGATATTTCTGTCAGCCTTTATGTCAGTTATTGGCTTTTTTATGCTATTACAAGGTGTTCCCATATATTCTGTTTTTCTAATCAACCGGGAGTTAAGGAACGCTATCACCCCAGCCAATAGCCACCAAGCTTAGTACCATAGTCTAAGCTTGGTCTTTAGGAAGTACGAATCTAGCTTGTACAAGCTTGAGTAGTTTAAACGTGCTGATGCAGGGCACATCAAACGTCTGGCAGATATTTGGTACCTTCACTTTTCTTGAAAGTGCATCGACATGGCTTTCATTGCTTACCACTGTAGCTCCCAAGGTCATGGCTTTTGCAATGAGCCAGGGATCAGCTTTTGCCAGAAATAGGTCCTGTTGGCAGGATTAAAGTTCCCTTCTATAGCCTTTCCACATTCGGAACACAAAGCCAAGCCTCAGTCCTCTAAACTCTGATCCACTTCAAACTATTGTCTTTATTTAACTTTTCGCCGACAAAGACCTCAACTTTCTCAGCCCATATGAGTATCATACTCACGTAGTTCTACTATCAATAATCAGGTCATGATTCAAGGTCCATGTTGTAGCTCCATCAATTTATAAAGCTGTGACATAAGGTTGATCTTAGTAAAGATTATTGTTATCTGTTATTTTTTAAAATAAATATATAGGAGCATAATATGCCAAAGATCATAAGCTTCATTAACTTAAAAGGCGGTGTTGGTAAAACTACCACATCCGTTAACATAGCGGCAACATTAGCCGCTACTCATAATAAAAAAGTACTCCTGATTGACTTAGATCCACAGACAAACGCTACCGTTTGCCTGATAACTCAACCTGAATGGCAAGAAATACATAATAGAAAACAAACACTCTTTCATTTATTTGAAGACATGTTGAGATCGACAACTAATTTTAAAATAAAAAATGCCATTGTAAAAAATGTTTCAGAGATAAAAGGTTTGGATTTATTACCATCAAGCTTAGAGTTTGTAAACATTCAGGATGAAATCCCAGAAATAAGCAACAAAGAGTATGTTAGTCATGTTGATATTCTTGGCAATGCCATCTCAAATGTTAAGGATGAATATGACTACATCATTATTGACTGCCCTCCTAATTTAGGAGCAATAACGTTAAATGGGATAAATATCAGTGACTATTATATAGTTCCGACCATTCCTGATATATTGTCCATAATCGGTATCGATTTGATAACAAATAGGATTGACGTTTTTAAAGCAAAAAAGAATACCTGCAAGGTCTCGCTCGCAGGAATAATATTTACGAAAGTCGATTATAGGACAAATCTGCATAACTCTAAAATGGCACAACTACGACAGTCTAAAAATTTAAAAAATTTCATTTTTAAAAATGAAATTCCACAGCGGACTGTAATTTCTGAGGCTCCTGTTGACTCAAGACCACTGATAACATCTCCTACAGCAAAGAAGAAACAAGAGTGGCGATTAACGTTGGATTTATTCACCAAAGTGACGAATGAATTAGTGCATAGAATTTCTTAGGAGTTATCATGACCACTATAACTAAGTCAGACATAATATCATTTGCAAAAGTGCTCACAGCCATTGGTGAAAATATACTTAACAATCCCGACATCATATTATCTATTGTCAACAACGAAAACCATGGTGAAAGTGCTGAAAAAGTCAAAGACATAAATATTTCTGAGCTTGAGAAGGAAATATCTTCCTTTGATTTTTTTGAAAAATCTAACCAACATAAATTTGATGATATAGAGGATTATCTAAATAAATTCACACCAAAGGAACTGTCATTTATAAACAAGTATCTCAAATTCCCATATAATCGCTCTAAAGCAAAAAAGACTTTGATTGAAGATATCTTAGACCAATTAAGGAAGAGGACTGAAAGTGTTTTCCGAGATCATGGGTAATTAAATAATCCCCGCAAGACACACGACACATATTTACATTAAATAAACCGCGTATTAAATCTACTGGCGCGGTTTATTATTTTACTTTCTTAAGCTTATGGATAGCTCTAATAGCCCTCAATTACCCCTCTACTTAGTAGACTCTCACACATCACTTCAAGCGAATACCACAAGTCTCTCTTTTAAAAAGAATTATAATGGTTTATAATGCTATGTTACATGGTTAACTATTGGCAGGATTTAGTTATGGATACGAAAAAACATCTTCAGTTAAATATAACAAAAAAAATATCACCAGACATGCTACTTCTAGATGTATCAAATCCCCGCTTATTTAATGGTGGCCACATATCATCCAATTCAACTCAAGATGAGTTGGTTAAAGAATTAGCAGACACTGCCGATTTAAAAGAATTGATTGAATCGATAGCCGAGAATGGATATCTGTCTATCGAACCATTAATCGTTATGGAGAAGGATGATAAATATGTCGTTCTTGAAGGTAATCGTAGATTAGCCGCAATAAAACTGCTTAGGGATAGAGAGTTGGCAAGGCGCTGCCGTGTATCGATTCCTGACATATTAAAACCTGAGGTTGAAGGATCTCTAGCTGAAGTATCCGCATACCTTGTTAGTAATGAAGAGGAGGCTCGTTCATTTATCGGATTTAAACATGTGAATGGGCCGCACAAATGGGATTCTTTTGCAAAGGCCCAATTTGCTTATAGATGGTATATATCAGAAAGAGAGAATGGTTTAACCATAGATGATATTACTAAGAAATTAGGTGATAGCAATAACACTGTTCGCTCTATTGTGAGTGCTATGTTTATTATTGAACAAGCAAAGAAACAGAATATATATGATGTCCAAAATGATCGAATGACTCCAAAGTTTGCATTTTCTCATTTTTACACAGCACTAAATCGCTCCGAGTATAAAGATTTTTTGGGCCTTGAAAAAGATTGGAGCGCTCAGTTAACCGAAAACCCGGTGCCAGAAAATAAAAAAGAAAATTTAAAGGATGTGTTTATTGGCTTGTATGGCTACAAGAAAGATAAAATTCCATCGATTATTTCATCACAGAATCCAGATTTGAAGCAATTTGGAGAAGTTCTGATAAATGAGCATTCTTATGACGCATTCAAGTCAAACAGAATGACCAGTTTAAGCGATTTATATAAGCAATCAGGAGATCCATTAAAGCATATAAAAGATGCTTTTTTAGAAATAAATCGCCAAATGGATACAATCTCCAATGTTTTAGATAGAACAAATAACTTAGATGAATCAACAACAACATACGTTGAGCAATTTAAGAAAAAATATCAAAAGATAATATATCAGCTATCTATTTTTGGGGAGTGATAATGAAATTGCTTTCATACCCACTGAGTCACCCAATTCAGGTAAAGCTAGATTGGATGGAGCTGTCATGCTTATGCAGCCAATTTTTATCATATAGATTCTCTGAACTAAGAAACATCTTAGAAAATTTAGATGAATTCACCACTGAAGACATTGGTGAAGAGGATGCTCGCGTTGAGGATGAGTTAGGAAAACTGATTGAGCAATATGAGATAAGATCTACAGCTCTTGGTGAAAGTTATCCTTTCACATTAGATAGCAATCAAAACTACATTGAATTAAAGCAACCAACTTTGGATACTTTATCTGCAGATCAATATATATATTTATATTGTTTGATTTTTTCTCATTTAACGAAGTCAAGACTATTTGAAAATGTAGTCGACATAAGCAATGCACATAGAGATTTATTCCAAATATCTTCAACTATAGCCGCTGCAGGCCTAGTTTCAGGCAATAGCATTTCTTTCGGATTCCCCAGGCCTGACGCTAATGCCTTTTATCCTGCATTGCTAAGAACGGTGGAGCTGATAGGTGAAGGCCAAGTAAAAGCATTAGAGGATGTTAATAAATATTTATTAACTAGAAAAACGAAAGATGCCGGCATTGATATTGTTGCATGGTCACAAGATGATACAGATCCAATGCCTGGCAGCAAGACTATTTACTTAGCACAAGTGGCAAGCGGGATGAACTGGAGAGGAAAACCAGTTAAAGGTGATATTGAAGCTCTTCAGCTACACTGGATGTCAGAACCATTTGCTCGCGTAAACGATGCAATGTTCATTCCTTTTGATATAGAGAATGACAATGTGGACATGAGAAATTCAGAAGCCAGCTTTTTATCTTTCGAATTTGGTTTTTTAATGAATCGACTACGATTGCCAAAATATGCTAAAAAAGGCCTTGATATATCCATTAACAATCCACAGGTTATAATAGAAAGAACTAACGAAGTTAGCTCTATCTCAGATTATGTACAAATGATTGTCGATACTTTACAACAAGAGGCAGCCTAGCTTTGCTAGGCTGATTTCGATATTTCTGATTCAGAAATATAGTCTGTGTTTTTTAATGAAAATAAGGACTCTGGCATGCTCAACCTAGAGTCTGCAATCATCAGTTCACGTCCTACTTTAGCTTTATTCATTACATAACTAAATTCAATAGTTCTTGCACCTTGCCCAGAGTACAATTTATGAACTAAAGGATGATCATCATATGATATCAACCATCTGTTTGGGAATGCACTTATTGCCCTTTTTAGTGCCTCATGCTGTTCATCATTGAAACAGAAATTTTTAGAGTATATATTTCGCCCCTCTTTGACATATGGTGGGTCTAGATATATGAAATCAGTGTCATAATGCTTCTTATCTGAAAATCGGTCTAAAAAACTCAAACAGTCATCATTGTAAACAAAAATACTCTCTTTATACTTTATAATACGTTCTAACTTTTTAATAAGTGTGTCTGTTGTATACCTACAGTCTATTTTGTATTTACCTTCCTGCTCTAGCCCCCCTATTGGACCAGCGCCAAGAATCCCAGAGCGATTCGTCCTGTTAAGATAAAATACACTAAAACCATATTCCAACTTCGAAAATCCTTTAACTCTATTTATCGAATCTGCATAAATTTCTCTTTGCTTATGCCAATCATCTATATTTGGTTTTGTACAAAAAATAAGATCAAGCAATCCTTCTGGATTTTTTGTTAATTGCTCCCAAAAGCAATATAGTGCATAATTTTTGTCATTGATATGGATTTCATTAACATATCCACCAAGCAATAAAGATAATGATGCTCCTGCCCCACCACAAAATGGCTCAATAAAACGCCCACCATGCAACTTGTTATGCATCAAAAATATAGCTAAAAATGTTGTTAACTTATCTTTACCACCGGGGTAACGAAATGGCGATGTCGCCCGCGGTACTTCATGTACACCAAATTCTTTTCTGACAGATCTTTTACTTAACTGTCTTATTGATTCATGCTCTAAAATTCGGCTTTCCATTATAATACCATGCGTTTTTTCATCATATAATCCAACTTATTAAGAAATAATGTCATTAGGGAATCTCAACCCTAATGCATTTATTACCAACCGAACTGTTTTCAATGTAGGGTTTCCTCTTTTAGATAAGGCCTTATATAAGTTTTCTCTAGAAACCCCCGCTTTTTCAGCAATGCATGAAATTCCACCTCGAGCTTCTACAATATTTCTAAGAGCGATCAAAAACTCGATTTCACCTTCAATTTCATTCAATTTATTGAATGCAGCGCTCAGATATGATTCCGCATATACGTCATCCAGCTTTAAAGCTATAAATACTTTGCTATCATGAATATCAAATTTATCCATATGTATCTCGAAAGCCTCTCCTGAATCTCTTCTTGTCAGGGGCAACATTCCATACCGTAAAAATATATAATGAGGTCATTGTAGTTTAAAAGCTACTTGCTTGGCTATTGAAAAATAGTCACAACATTTCTCTACAAGATACCTGAGCTCATGACAATACATATGACTTTTTCCCAGAACAAGCGCCAAGCTCAAAGCCTCCGTCCGACATCTAAACCCGATTAACCATCCCATCCCCCACTACGCGGCTGGCTGCTGGCCTTCTCCAGCTCAGCTAAGTGGCACCGCCGCGTCACTTCTTCCGGATCGACATTAGAGATAACACCCTCGCTAAACTGGCAGTATGCTATCCCAGTATTGCCGTTGCGGTTAAGCCGTACCAGTAGCTCCATCAGCCCTTGGAACGGCGAGTTCTCATGGTAGACCTCATCTCGATACACCCCAATCCACAAGTCGCAGTCCTGCTCAATCTGACCGGTGTCACGACTGTCACTCGGTTGTGGCCGTTTGTCTGAGCGTTGCTCCAGTCCACGGTTGAGCTGAGTGAGCATCACAACTGGGCAATTCATCTCCTTGGCTAGCTCCTTGAGTCCCTTGGTGATGGCGCCATAGGCTAGGTCATTACGCTCTGCCTTCTCCGCTTTCATCAGAGTCAGGTAGTCCACGGCGATCATGCCCAGTTGCCCTATCTGGCGGCGTAGACGCCGGCATTCACGCACGACTTGATGCAAGCTCATCCCTGGCATATCGGCGATATAGAGCTGTGAATAGCCCAGTTCGGCAGCCACCGCATAGGCTTTGTCCATCAGGGTTTGATCATTGGCCTCATTGAGGCATCTACGGCTCACACCACAAGCCTGCGACAGCATCACCTCAAACAACTCGGCGCGGCTCATCTCCAGGCTGAACCCAACTACCGGCAGTTTCTTCACCAAAGCCGTGTGGCAACACAACTTGGCCATGAGATTCGATTTCCCCATTTTGGGACGCCCCCCTATGCACACCAGTGCTGTCTGGCTGATCCCGCTCGGATAGAGAACTGCATCCAGCGATGGGATCCCTGTGGCATAGCCAGTCATCTCGCCAGGTTGCCGTGTAAGGCGGCAATCCATCTCATCGCACCACTCCCGCACAATGTCGCAGGCCGGCACTGCAAGGCCACTGACCCCCCCTGCCCTTTTGGTGTCGATCTCCCCCAGCAGAGCCCCCATCTTGGCAAAACGCTCATCGGTAGTTTCAAACCCGGGCTCCATCATCACCGTAATGCAATCCTGTAACTTGGATACGGCAAAACGGCGCTCGGCAGCATTGCGCACAATCGCTCCGTAGATTGCGACGTTAGCCGCGCTCGGCGTGTTCTTGGCGACTTCCACCAAGTAGGCCATTCCTCCAGCGTCTTCCAACAGGCCGTCTTCCTCCAAACGATGTTGGACGGTCATCAGGTCAATCGGCTGCTTGGCCATAGCCAAGTCGGCAATCGCTCCAAAGATGACCTGATGCGGCCGGCTGTAGAAATCACGGTTCTGCAGACCTAGGTCGTGGTACGCATCGCAACCCAAGATCAGCGCCCCCAGAACGCTCTGTTCAGCATCGAAGTTATGGGGTGGCACCATGGCCATGGTCAGGTCAGTCATTGAATCGACCCTCTCTCACGCCCAGGTAGCAACGCTCGGTTACCAGGAAATCAAGGTTCTTGGGCCTCCAGGTCTGGCCATTGCCACGGGCCCTGCACTCACACATCCAGCGACAGTTGGCAGCGATGTATTCCAGGTACTTGCACCAGCGCTCTTCAGTGAATCCGAACTTGTGCCAGAAGTTACGTATCTTGGTTTTGCGGCTGTCCGTCAGTTCACGTACTCCAGGCATCTCTGGTAGCAACTCGTGATAGGCATCCACGATGGCCTTGAATGGGGTGTGTTTGACAGGTTTTCTCTCGGCGCCGGCGGATGGGGTTTCAGCGCAAGCTGATACCCCCTCAGGATCTTTCTTTTTTCTTTTGTAATAATGTCTTTTGTGTGTCCGACTTTCCCTGACAAGCGTGTCACGGTTTCTCGGACACTTTTTGTCATGGTTTCTCGGACAGTGTCAGACTTTCTATGACAGTCTGAAATATCCCAGTCAGAGAGGATGCTATTGACGCCAATCTGGCTGCCCTCCCACACCAATACCTTCATGCGCAACAATGAGTTTTTGGCGTAGCTGACAGCCTGACGGGACAGTCCAGTTCGCGCAGCGATCTGGTTGTCAGAGATGCGGTCAAATCGCTTGTTGAAGCCACAAGTTGCCCGGGCAATGGCATGAGCAACCTTCAACTCATTTCGGTTTAGATCGGCAAGGTTGATGGCATCGTAGAGCTCATTTGCAATTCTGGTGTAGCCATTTTCCACATCAGCCACACGCACCTCCTTAGGTTCGATCCGAGCGCGCGCCGTCGGGAATTGGATCACAGCATTCACGTCACACCCCCAATTCATCAGCTAGTTCACGTACAGCGTGTTCGTAGTCCTCCGGAGTCATCCCAGAGTCACGCAGATCAGCCTTCCTGGCCTCGTAAATTTCCCAGATGTCTTGTTCCATGTTTCGGTCCTCGGCAACCCGGCGCGTGCTTATGCGTCGTACTGTTTCACTGTCTTCTGAGCACTCAGGGCCTCTAGCTCCTTGCAAAGCAGCAGGGCCTCCTTGTCGATGCCGGCCGAGAATGCCGCGGGTACCAAGTACTCTTGTCCCAGCACGAGCGCCAATTCTCGAATGGCAGCTTTCATGGCAATTTCCATGCGCGGTTCAACCGGCACATGTATTGGGCGAATAGATCTCATAGTGGTTGCCTCCAGAAGTGAGAACAGATTGAGCGGCATAGCCGTTTGAACTTGGGGAGCTGGGCCTCGAACTCCTCGAAGTGATCCACTGCCTCCTCTTCGGACCAGGTGAGTAGTCCATATTCCGGCAGCCCTTCCCCATCGAGGATCTCTTCCGCCGTAACGGGTGGCATGCCTTGCTCCACCAGCTGGCGGTTAGCCCGTTTGACGGCTCTAGCTATGGCCTCTGGCTCATGTTGAGCTAAAGCCCGGAGCAGCAAGATCAGGGATGCGCGAGCGAATTGGGTTTCAGTGAGCTGTAACTCAGATGCGGTCTCTCGCCACACCCGCCGGTAAGCCGGAGTGCCGCGGACGCGAAGGGGGGGATCAACATCCAGGCGTTGATGTTCAGGTAGTGCTTGTCGTGCCATGTGTAGGTCCTCTGGTGGTCTGGGGAAAGCTGGCCGGTGGTCAGGCGGCCTGCTGAGTTGGGTGGTACTGGTTCTTGATCAGGGGGTAATCCTCCAGACCAAGGCGCAATTCGCCGTTGCTGGCGATGACAAAGCTGACTGCATGCTGAGCAGGGACAATCCCCCCGTTCAGCTTTTTCCACTTGGTGAAATTGGATTGGCTCGTGCCGATGGCGTTACACGCCTTGGCCGCATTGCCAAAGAATTTGGTTACATCGTCGATACGCATAGGAGATCCTCATGTGGTTGGTGCTCACAGGAACTTTATTTCTAAATAGAAATTCTCGCAACCCAATCCGCTCCCATTGGAAATTTCCTCCTTGATAGACTTGCTTTACAAAATGCAATAGGTGAATCAATGAAAAACTTTGCGGAACGATTGCAGGCAAGGATGAAAGAGTTACATGTGAGCGCCGCCGAACTGAGCCGCAAAACAGGGATATCCCCACCGGTGATCAGCCGAATACTCTCAGAGCCTGGTCGCGAGGTCAGAGCCAGCAGCCTCATGTCCATTGCCAAGCAGTTGAAGGTTGACCCTGTCTGGCTATATCTAGGGCGCTCCGCAGACAGCCTTATTCGTGACATCGAAGCGGGTCCCGGCATGGTGCCTGTTTTTACGATGGCAGGGTTGCTGGAAGACCCCACTACCGATGCCTGGCCCCATGCAGACACAGGTCGCAAGCTGGCCACAGAGAAAGATGGCCACCTGATAGCCGTGGTAGCTGACAATGATCAACTGGCTGATGCAGGCATTACCAATGGAGCTTTGTGCTTAGTTGATCTCAGTGATAACAAGCCAGAGCACAATAAAATTATGTTGGCCAAGGTGGACGATAAGTTCATGTTCCTGCGCGCGATTCAGGGTCTGCCAGACTGGCGCTACGGCGTAGATGACCCTCGAGCGGGTTCTCTCACCGATAAACAGCTACTCCCCATAGGCAAAGTTATCGAGATCCGCCTCCCCTCTTGAGCCACCTTCTACTGCATATTGATAGCCCGCCACTAGGCGGGCTTTTTGTTGCTCTAAAAAAATTATCACTTTCTTTTTGGAACGTCATTGACCTATCGTTTCTATTTGGCAATAATCGACTCATTCCAAAACAGCAACAACCGGTTCAAATTGGAAAGGGCTGAAATGGAATACCCCAGACCGATAGCAACAAAGGGCAGCGTGGAAGGCGGCCGATCGTGGTGAAGGCCTTGGGGTGGTGGCAGTGAACAATGAGGCGGCACCTGCCATCGATCCCGCCTAGTTCATAGCAACACGCGTTGCGTGTTTATCCGAACCGAGCTTGCTGGAAGGTGAGCGCACAACTGGGAGTGCATTGGTAGGCGTCAAAAGCCGGCGACAAGCTAGGTCACTAAAGCGATGACGGCGCGAACTTGAGTAGTAACCAACAGTGCAATCATTAGGCCGGAGAAGGTATCGCAGCCTCCTAGCACTGCGAGCTCATTACTACCGTCACTCAGTGTGACGTAGGGGTTGGGCCCTCCCCTACCAGGACCCAAGCCAAAGCCGTTTTCAACAAGCACCGTAAGGCTGCTTTGGCTTTCTGCAACCTAAATTCTGGGTTGCTGGTTCTTTAACAAGATAGATGGGCAGCCACCGCTCGAAATCTACTTGCCCAGTAGATCCCCGCTACCCCGTTAAATTCGGAATGTAGGGCTGGAAGGTGGCAGGAAATCAGCTGGCAACAGCTGGTATCCCAAAGCATTCTCTGGAGTACTTTGGGATAAGACACCTCACGTTCAAAAACAGCCGGTATTACAATCCTATGTTTCAAGGTTAGCTAGCAATATAAGTCGACAAGCAAAACTGCAATATCTGACAGCTATTAATAATGAATAAGTAAGTTACTATCCCTCTCGACAAAGCAGTTCTTTCCGTACCCATTTCGCCTTCCTAACTTCCCGTGCTTTGGAAGGCTCTTTTTTTAACATTGACTGTCATATCTACCAGTTTTTCTATATGGGCAAGCCTAGTATAATTCCCGCTATTTAAGTCACGTATTGTTCCATCTGTAGTAGTCTTTAAAGCTCTCCATAGATTTATGTGAGGGCATTTTTGTCTATAAGAAGGGTTTCACTTTCATGCAAAGTGAGAGGTTAGGCCAATGGATAGAGGTTACATTCCAACGTCGCATATGAAGCTTAGGTGTGAGTGAGTTCTACCTGCACAAGCTGTAACTCTGTATGAGTTAATCTGGGGGCCTTAGAGTTCTAAGAACCCTGGGCACAGTCGGTCCATTTCTTGGGCAATATCTAGGCATGTGGGAGTCATGTCCTTTTTCTTTATAAAATCATTATATAGGCTATCAATAGTTCCTGTGACTGGGTCTAAATACACAGTTTTCGAGAGGTCTACGGTCAAAGCCATCATGTCACGATGGTTTTGTGTCGCACATGATTTGAATAAAGTATTCTTCAGTTGTTCAAAGGTCATTCTTTTGTATTCATTGGGTTGATTGGTGCTAGGACAGAAACCAGCCTCTAAGGATTGTATCATCAAGCTATTTTGCTTACTGATCACCCTCATATCAAGTATATTCGTATTATTAAATAGTTGAATGACCGCAAAAACAGTGCTTAACGTTAATACGAAAGAGAAACCTTCGTCAAAAATGTCGAAATCGTTTGACGCCAGTAATAATATTGCGATGGCTAACAATGCCATCGAAATGGCCAAATAAAAATTACCATTTAAAGCATGATAAAACCCGTAAAGCAAAAATCCTAAAAAAACTGAAATCGTTATTTTCCCCACTACAAACTCCATCCCTTATAGAGCACAACAAAAACCTCATTTGAGGCTCACCAGTTTAACTGATCAACCCCAGCCCTTGCGCTGGTTTTTTGTTTTACCCCCTGAGGACCCCGACCATGACTACACCTGCACAGGCCCAGATCACCGAAGCGGTGATCGAATCCTTCACGCCGGCAGCGCCGGGTATCTACCACAACATCCCGAGCGAGGCCTACCACAAAGGTCCTGGAGAATCGAAAAGTAGCTTGGATTTGGCACTTATCTCCGGCCAGCACTACCACTACTACAAAGTTGAAGGGCACGGGCAGAAGGAAACGGCAGCCTTTCGAGAGGGCAAGATCTTGCACAAGATCCTGCTGGAGTTTGACGACTTCGAGACGGACTATGCCATAGAACCAGAATGGCCAGAGGATGCTTTAGCCGGCGCAGATCAGATGAAGGCTGCTATCGAAGCCTATAACACAGGCCTAGAGAAACGCCCTGAGCTACAAGAGCTTATCGATGCCATCGAGGTATACAACAGCAAGTTGACGCAGGCCATAGAGCTCGGCTCCACTCTTGGTGATGCAGAAGCAGCCTATTGTCAGCTACCAGATAGCTTCCAAACTCTCGGCGAAGGCGACAAGCGCACATCTACCGCACTCAAGACATGTGTCAAAGCCTACAACGACACGCTAACCAAGCCACTAAAGAGCAAAGGCAGCTATCAGGCAGTGCTCGAAAGCTATGCCCAAATCGGTGCGAAAGAACACGCTAGGGCTAAGCACATCGCATCACTACCAGATCCACTGCCGCTTAGCGGCACAAAAGCAGAGATGGCTGAGCGGATCCGCACCTTCAAGCCGGACGCCCAGTTCCTTGATGAGCTCAAAGAGCAATTCCGCGAGCAGGCTGGCAAGCGTGTGATTGTGACCCACAACGAGTACATCCACGCTCTGCGCTACCGAGAGGCTGTATTAAATCACCCAGAAGCAGCTGTCTTGCTGGATGAAGGTGAGGCAGAGGCCAGCATCTACTGGCGCCACGCTGAAACCGGTGAGCTACTGAAATGTCGCCCGGATTGGATGCGTCCAGATCATGTCCTGGCTGACCTGAAGTTTGTTCGTAACGCCAGTGAAGCCGGATTTGCACGGGATGCCTCAGCTCATAACTACCACATCCAAGATGCCCACTATTGTGACGGCTACCGAGCAGTCACAGGTCATCCAGCAAGCTTTGTGTTCATTGCCGTGGAAAAGGATGGCCCGCTGGGTCAGGACGTCTATAAGCCCATCATGGTAGGCGTCTATTACTTCGGATCTGAAGATCAACACCGCGCACTGGAGCTACGAGACCTCGCCGTACGCAACATTGTTACTTGGCGCCGGCAGAACTACTACCCGGGGCACGAAGGTATGGGCGAGATCTCGGTCCCCCCCTATCAAGCTGCAGCTGAGCAGCACCGAATCGATACCGAGGAACCCTTCACTCCCTGCATAACAGACGACCTCCCCGAATCTCTCTTCTAAGGAGTCACCACATGCAATCAACAACAACTCCGTCCGCTCCAGCTGTATTGGCCAACGAACGTGGCCAAGCCAACATGCTGAACCTGATGATGAACATGGACTTCATGGCAAGCATCAACAGAATGGCAGACTTAATGGCCAGCGGAAAAACCATGGTGCCTCAGCACCTTCAAGGCAATACAGCAGACTGCTTTGCCATTTGTCTCCAGGCTCTCCAGTGGGGTATGAACCCCTTCCCTGTTGCCCAGAAAACCCACTTGGTCAAAGGTGTACTGGGTTATGAAGCCCAACTGGTCAATGCTGTGGTGGTCAGCTCAGGGGCTATCAAGGGACGATTTGAGTATGAATTTTTCGGCCCTTGGGAGAAGGTCGTCGGCAAGTTTAGAGAAGTTACGGACAAGGACCGAGGGACAACCTACCGCATACCAAACTGGAGCTTTGCTGATGAGAAAGGTTGCGGTGTTTATGTCCGGGCAGAACTGGCCAATGGCGACTTCCGAGAGATTGAGCTGCTCCTTCAGCAAGCCAGAACACGTAATTCAACCCTCTGGGCAGATGATCCAAAGCAGCAGCTTGCTTACCTAGGCGTCAAACGCTGGGCTCGTCTCTACACCCCAGATGTCATTCTGGGTGTCTACTCCGTTGACGAACTGGAAGAGCGGGAGATCAACCCTGGTTTTTCTGACTCTAGCCCTGATAACAGTTCTAAATCAGCAACCGAAAGCTTGGCAGAAAAAGCCCGAGCAAAGCGTCAGGCAATGCAAGCCTCAGCTAATGGGAGGGTGATTGAGGGAGAAGCAGAGCCGGTTTCCCAGCAAGAGCCTGTGCCAGTTGTGGATGATGCCTCCCATCAGTTGCCCACAGTGGACCCAGAACTTGAAGACCAACTCGCCGAGTTAATGTTCAGACTAGACATCGCGGAATCAGGTATTGAACTGAAGAAGACAGTGTCTGAAATTTGTGCTCTGGGCGATCAGCTCAATGATGAGCAAAAACAAATCGCAAATGAGGTTTACCGCAAGAATCTAGCTCGTCTCAGACAAGAAGCCCAACAAGCAGCCTAACTGACCAACCTAGCTCACCCAGTGTGGGCTTTTTTAGCCAGAGGGATCCGCCCATGAAAAACACCGACCAAACAGTCCACATCCACCAGCTCAGCCAGCAAGTAGCAAAACGTCTCCGACAGTTACGTGAACACTTAGAGCTGAGCCGCCCTAAGTTTGCAAGCCTACTGGGGCTTCCCCCAACCACTCTGAAGAACTACGAGTTGGGTGCGCGAGAAATTGGAGGTGGCATCCTCCTCTTGATCGCCAACAACCAAGAGTTGATGCGTTACACCAACTGGTTACTGACCGGGAGGGGCAGCATTAGCGAGTGTGAGGAGTCCATATGAGCTTCCACTACATCGCACCACATGCTACCCGCGGACTTTCAGTCCAGATGGAACACCATCTGACGAAATTAGCGAAAACCAGAAAAACCCAAAATTGTGAGCAGAATACAAACCGGCTACGAGCCTGTAATGCTCTGCGTTGGCAACTGCTGTGGCGTGCCCTTAACCATCGGGAAAGCCACTAACCCCTTTCTAACTTACTCAGTACCAGCCTTGGTTAGTTCAGCAAGGAATCTCACTATGTCTCAACAAACTTCCGTCATCCTGACACCCAGTAATTTCACCCAGGCCAAAGCCGCTATTCTGTATGCACTATCTCAAGACATGACGCCCACCTTTACATGGGCAGGTGATGAGAGCCAGATGACGAAGGGTAAAACCTATTATTTCACTGGTCTGGATAAAGACGGCGACTTAGCCTTCAAAAATGACGATAACAACCGCTGTCACGCCAGTCCAAGTAACTGCACCAACGGTTGCTTCATTTTGAACATCTCCCCAGACAAGTTGGCCGAATACAGTCAACAACACCTAGCCAGTACCATTGCTGACCTTCGGCAGCTTAAGGCAACGTTTGATGTAGAGCATGTCTTTGCACCAGGTGATGTCATTCAGTGGAAACCTGGAATGCGGGACCGAAACTATCCAGCATATGGTACGCCGGCGATCGTGCTGGAGGTTTTGAGCCCACCAATACAACAATGCGATGACATTAGCACTTGCTCTGCACCAGCTAAGCATGACCTGGTGATTGGTATCAACATAAAGGGAGAGCTGATCCACTACTACGCTGATAGTCGCCGCTATCAACCGGTCCAACATTAGCCCAGCTCGGCATCAAGAATGGGGGGTTCGGATGGATAAGTGTAAAACCAAAGCTCTTGAGCTGGCCCTACGTCAGATAGAGCAGCTACAGGCCAGCCAACCAGCTGGCCTGTTTACTATTAAGCCTTCTTCAAAACATCGGTTCCACTGTAAAAGCATCGAGAGAGAGCGTCCTAGCGACGTCTATCAGTCTCAATGTCCTTACGTTGGGATTAGTATTGCTATGAATGATGTGAGGATGCGATGACCAAACAGAAAGCTGTTGGTTTCCTTCTTTTGATATTCAATGTTGTACTGGCGATATGGATTATCACCCTACTGTGATGTCAATCGACCACATATAGTTAAAGGCACCTAAATAGGTGCCTTTAACTATCTTAGAATGAATATCGATAGGTTACTTTATATATGTTATTGCCAAATTTTGGTGAGGAATCATTCTTTAGGTATGTCTCTCCCCTTGTATATTCTGCGATGAGTTCAGAACGAGGCAATGGTACCCAAGAAAGCAGGATGTCATGCTCTCTTGCCACCATTTTATGGAAGTCATTTTTCTCACCAGAGAAGTTCATTGTTTGATTCATCTGAGAGATTCTATAACCGACCTTCCATTTTTTATCTAGCTGGTATATAGCAGCTGCGTGGAATCCATTATTATGCTTCTTCGTGGTACCACTGAACTTGTCAGAAGTCAGGTCATCCTGATAGAAGTTTTCCGCAGAGAGAACCAAGTCATTATCAATGCCGATAGGAGCCACATTGTAGAATGACAGCTTACCACCAGCTAGATATGTTCTTCCTGCTGTGCCAAGATGCCAACTCTGTTTTGTATTACCAATGATATCGCGCCAATCATTATCACCATGACGGTTCAACATCATACCAAAATTGGCTTCTGCTTTGATGTGGTCAGTCAATGATAGTTCTGAGTGTGAGGTTAGTGTCTGAATACCAATTGATGCTTGGTCCTCATGCCCCTTGCCAACAAGGTCACTCCCCTTAAGAGCTTCATAAGTCAGGCTAGTGTTGATAGCAGGGAGAGCTATCGAAACAGAGGCGCCGTCATCAACATATTCACTACCCAATATTTGGCGGTATACGATTGGTTTATCTGTGAAGTCGAAATCATGGCTATGGTACTTGTTATACTCACCAAAGGCTGACTTCATTCGGCCTAGCTTTGCTGATATTCCATAGTCAGAAACACTAGGCAATATCTCAAAGAATGCCTCCTCAAGCTCAACTTCTGTTTTGCTGTCATGACTGTGATCATGTCCATGGGAATGCCCATGAGAATGTTCAGCTAGAGCTGCGGTGATAACACCACGAGTAAACTCATGCTTGGCCTCAACAGATAGTTCGGTATGGCCCAGGCTAACGCCTTTACTAGCTTCGGAGCTAAATTTCTTATCTGACTGGTAACTTCCCTCCAAATTGATTTCATAACTGAAGTCTACCTTGTCAAGATCTAGTTTGTTCCCTTTCGCTTCATGCTCATGATTATGACCATGAGCTGCAACCAGTGAACTAGTCATCGAGATAGTAACAGCCAGAGCCAGCTTGCTGAGTTTCATAGACAAAAGTCCTCTTCTTATACACTTACCCTAAAAAAACAGCGACGAACGTTATAACATAACAACTTTGGGTGATAAAAATGTCATTTCTAGTTTTCTGACTGCGTATCATCGCCCACTAAGTCGACGAAGGCTGCTCACACAATACTGTGGCATGGGGACTCAACTGCCTTCTTCATCACGGTTTTTGAACAACCTAGCCATTGTCCCTATCCGTTCTGGTTTGCATTGTGTATGGTAAAAGGAGGTTGTAGACTTCTGGGCCACAAAAAGGAGGGTGATATGCCGAAAATTTTCAGACGCCTTCTTGGTCTTGATACCAAACCGGTCGATGAGCTTGCAGCTATGTTGATCATGAATGATCATCGGCTGAACCTGTCTAAGGATGGTGTAGTTTCACTGAAACTAGACGATCCAGAGGTACAGGAAGACCTTAGAAAGCTCATTGAAGACTTCAAATCTGTGAAGACAGAGCTTCCTCGTCGAGCCAATCCTGCCTAATAAATCTACGATATATGGCCACTATTCTTGTTTCAATTATCCTCATTAGTGGCTTTATCTTTGTCACTAACCATCTGCCTTCCCGATATAAGTACAAGCGTTCCAATGGCTGGGACGCTTACTTTTATGTAGCTACTTGGGGAATTGGTTTCTTAGTAATAGGGTGGGCTCTGGCATCTTTACTAAGCTACTGGGGCATCCTTAGATGGTTAGCCAACTTCGCCAGTTTTGACCAGCAAGATGCTGCCAGGCTAATCCCCTTAACTGATGGGAAAGAACTAAGTTACGGAATGTTGAAACTTGCAGCATGGATGGTCCTATCCATATCGATAGCGGCACTATGTGGCATGCTCAGTAGGTTAAGAGCAAAAGACCCTATAACTCGTTGGAATACAATTAGCAAAGTTGTTAGCTCTAATCATCTTGAAAGCCTGCTAATTTATGCCTCCTCAGCTCCATTTCCCATTGTTGCTACACTCTCAAGTAGGAAAGTATATATTGGTATTGTCACCACTCCTGGTATAGAAAATGGCGCAATTGAATATATTGAGGTACTTCCATTACTAAGTGGATATAGAAACAAAGATGAGTTAACTCTGCACATTACAACAAACTACCATGACCACTATAAACGCAGAGGATTACTATCAAGAGAGAAGACATCTAGCCACCGTCTTTCAATTAATGATTTTAGAGTCATCATCCCTGTTTCTGAGATAGAAACTCTATCTCTATTCGATCGCGAAACTTATAACGATTTTAAAGCGCAAGAAGACCATGACAAGCTAGCTTGCACTATGCTTGGCGATTCATAAAAACCAACGCATCTAGATATATAACTCTGCATTTCAGTTACTAATAAACACACTTCGCCATCTTCTACGTAGGATGGCATTTACCATTTTATTCAGAAAAGAAAATAACTCACTTAGAGGGCCACAAACCGCGAGCATCGTCGGCTCGCGGAGTTACTACAGACGAGGATCTATCAATGGAAAAAATCAAAGTTGTGGAGAAAATAGACCAGAAAGAACTCATGGTTTTATTAGGTAAAGGCCGCACAGCCCTGTATCACCTGAGAAGCCGTGACTCGACTTTTCCCAAACCAATAGACCAGCAACCTCTAAGATGGATCAGGTCACACATTATAGACTGGCTCGATAGTCACAACCGGTGCAGAACTAACACCTAGAGCCTTTTGGAGGACTGACCACCAGAGCTCATAAGCGGCGCGTTGGTCCTCCAACCAATCATGGCGGTTATAGACCGCCATTACTCCCGCTAAAGCATGACCAAGCATTGTCTCAGTGATATGAGGTGCAACTCCCATCTCAGATAACCTAGTAGACAACGTTCTCCTGGCATCATGGATCCGCCAATGGGGTAATCCCAGCGAACTCCTCAAACGGCTGACAAGGCGGTTACACGAATGCAGCTCTATGGGCTTGTTCTTTACTTGGCCTGGGCATAGATATTGGTGATCCACTGAAGCCATAGCAGCCCTCTCAAACAGCATCCGACCAATTGTTGTGATCGGGCGTCGAATTGGGCGGCCAGTTTTGCTCACCTCTGCAGGAACAGTCCAAACCATCGATTCAAAATCCAGATCGCTGTAACGTACCGTTCTTGCCTCAGACAATCGGCACCCATAGACCAGACAGAGCAAGTGAACGACTTTGTTTGAAGTGCTCGCCCTTGATGCCTCAATTTCCCTCCAAATCTTCACTACCTCACCAACAGTCAACACCCGGCTCCCAGCTTTCGGGGGCGCCCCAACATCTTTAGCCCGCAGTCTCATCATTTTGGGAGGCGCGATCTTTCCGCGGCGAATATGCCAGTTGAAGCAAGCCTTCAGACCCGTGATGACCGAACGCGTTACGCCTGGGGCTCTTTCGCTGATTGAGTCGAAATAACTAAGCCACATATCCACTGATATCTGATTCAGTGGCTTTTCTGGTAGGCGGTTTTTGACCGATGAAAAGGTATACCTGTAGTTTTTCTGGGTCCCCTCCCGGCACTCCCTCATCACATACTTGTTGAACCACTCATCAAAGAGCTCGAGTGGTGTAGGTTCATCCTGTGGCATGGGCTGAGAGATAATTTCATTCTTGATCTGATCAGCTTTAATCCTGGCTTCACGTAGGCTGACCAATGGATAGCGGCCAATGGTTTTCCTGACCTGCTTTCCATTTTTCCGATAGCGAACTTGGAAGGTGATTAGCCCTTTAGGGGAAATCCGCACACCAAGCCCATCACCATCAGTGACTTCGCTCTGACCTGCATATGGTTTACCATTGATGCCTCTCAGCCAAGTGTCTGTAATCGCCATCGCTAACCTATAAAATTTTGTACTCAACAACCCATGCTGTTTTGTACTAATTCTGTACTCAAGGGACCGTGAACAGCTCATGCAATCAGGCGAACAGTATAGAAAATTAGAGCTAAACATTTCTCCTGACAGCTCTAAATATACCATTATTTCAATCGCATACACGATTATTGAACGATAAATGAGCACACAAAAAAACAGCAGTTCGCAGCCAACTTTTTACTTCCACGACTA